ATAGCTGTTGATGCCGTGATAGAGGCTGACGGATGGCGAATAGGTATCTACCGCCGAGAAGATAAGGCAGTTTTGACGTTCTACATCGGTTCTATTACCGCACTGCGACAACACATCACCTTTAGCAGGTACGTCGCTTGCCGTAGCGCAATCGGTATCGGAAAGGTCGATATAATGATACTTCTTTCCTTCCAGCTCTACAGGGTCTTCATCGCGACCGATTACCAATCGCCAATAGAAGTGATTACCCACCTTATGGTAAGTGCCCTTGCGAACATTGAATGATTCCGAGCGCACTTGGTCGTTAACGGAGAAATCATTATCTACGGCATCACCTTCCTGCTCTGCTAAGAAATAGCAACGATAAGCCTTCTGTGACACATTATTATATGTCACAGTAACCTCTTCCACCTTATGAGCCACAACACCTCCAGCAGGAGAGATAATCTCCTTACCGCCGATTGTAGATGTCTTCTTGACGACAAGCTCCTCGAAGATAGCCTTCATTCTCACCTCAAGATAATCTGTGATGAGATGCGAACGACCTTCTGCATCGGGAGTCCACGAACCACCGTTCTCATTATTGAAGTTACCGACAAGCAATCCACTTAAAAGCTTCTGAATCTTCTTCCAAGTGATAGTACCTTTGGCGGTGTCATCGGTGAGCTTGGAGATAAAGTACTTACCTCCCTCTATTGCAACCTGATTTTTGACTTGTGTGACTGTCAGACCGGCTCCGGCTCCACCATTTCCGCTTTGGAGTGATGAAATCTGCTGCTGAATCTTCTGGATGGTTCCAACCTCCTTGTCCTCGCGAAGTGTTATGTCGTATGTCGGAATCTTGCCATCTCCTTCCTTGATCGTGAGCTGGTCGATAGAGATGATTCCTTCGATATTGAGGTCTGTATCATTGAAGTTCATCAGGTCGCCGGCCTTCAGTGTATCGTGCAGACTCTTGATAGTTCCGGTTTCGTCTGCCTGCGCCAGATCGTGCTGTCTTGCCATGAAAAACTCATCAACCTTAGGCTGATAGACATATCTTGTGTAGTCATTCTTATCAAGGAGCGCAATGGCATACTTAAGGAGCTTCAGTGATGCGGCTTTTACATACGAATCAGGAAGAGTGATGCCGGTAAGAACGAAATGGTCTCCACTCTTGATCGGGTAGTCCTTGTATGGGAACCGCAGCTCAAGAGCATCATCCTTGCTCCTCTCAATAGTAAGTCTCCATCTACCATCAACCTTGGTTGAGGATGCCACTTTGAATGTTCGTCCGCCGCACATACCATCCTTCATAGAGATAGAGAAGTCATCATCCTTAAGGTCGTTGATGTCGAAATCGATAGCCTTATTGAGGTGTATATCAATATTCTTTACTGTTTCGTTGTCGCCAAACCTTCCGTCGTCATCAGGAGCGACACCTTCGTCAATCTCATCAACACGCACACCACCGATTTCCATTTCCTCGATAGTAGGGTAGATTTCAATAACTCCATTCGTCTTATCATCTGTATCAAAGAACTGCGATGCCGAACGGAGTCCAATCTCCTCTATATTGAGAGAATCGATGTATGGCCTATATGGATCAGTAGAGAATTTATGCAGTTTCCCGGTTGGATTCACATACTTCTTTTCCTGTTCAGTAAGAGAGTCGTAGAAATCACTCAGAGATACGTGAGGAAATCCTGGCAGCATAAGCCTGTTTACCGCCATATTGTTCGGAAGATTCTCCGCATACTCCTTCATCGATGAAGGAACCACCTTCTTGTTGAGACCGGACGTGATATACATCTTCGTGTTTCCGGCATTGACCTGAGCGATGAATGCGTCGAGTTTCTCCTTCGATTCCTCGTCTCCGCTATCTACCTGTCCTCCCTTTAACTCGGAGTAGAACCTGCATTTGCCAGAGCTGCCAGACTGTGTTACATAACCGGTAATTGTAGTCTGAAAATCGAACGTTACCTGAAGAACCCATCCGTTAGACTGCTCCTGAGATTCGCCGGAAACGACGTATTTTCTCTTATTCTTGAAATACGTCTCTATATAATCGATGTCCAATTCGAGTTCAACATTCGTGCTTGCCCCGATGACTTTTGTAATATTCGCAACGTACTTGACACCAAGGTCCGCATAGTAATGAGAAGGAAGATTCTTTTCGGAACCGTAAGCCCTCAGTCTTGTAATGACGCTCTGTTCAGAATCAGCGTTCTGCACAATCTCGTAGAGTCCCTTGCCGAGACCATAGGAGAAGATGTGTCCGGCTTCAATTCCTGTAGTACCGACATAGATGTTTCTTCCTCTGACTATGAAGTTTATGTCCCACTTCTCGTTCACAAGCGCAAGGGCCTGCCAACAGGTCTGTGAGTCCACTGTAATAGACATCGATTCGATGACGTTATCTTCGGTTTTCTCTCCATAAACCGACAACCACTCACTTTCAAGGGCTCCACGCTGAACGGAACGGTCCTTGTTTCGGGAGTAAATCTTCCAAAGACCCGCACCAATCTGCTCGTCGAGGTTCGCCTGGATCCTGTCGAGCAAATCGTCCAAAGTCTGTACGAAGAATGGAAATTTCGGTAGGGAAGTGTAGTGAAGTTCGTTGTCGTTCAATACCACATCGAGGAATTCAGCTCTAGCAAGCTCATCCTGCAATGCGTTGAACTTCACGCTGTCATATACGAAGCCCTCTCCGTATGTGTCGGGTCTGGCCTGCTTATCCTTGCCCGGCTCGTAGTTGAGCTCAAAACGCTCGCCACGATAGACAATATAGTCGCCTATCTGAAAGTTGATAGGCACTTCATGCTTGAAATTGATAGTCACGAAGCACTCACCCATCCAAGAATCGGAGTATTCCAATCCATGAACGGTTATCTGCTCTCCGTTAACGTCTGTCAGCTTCGAGCCATCCTTATGATAAATATTCCAAGTACTCATGTGTCTGTGTTATCCTAAATTTGAAATCCTGCCCTGCGCATCCATAATTGGCTTGATGTCAGTAACAGGGTCGTTAATTTTGAAAGTAATAGAGAGGACTAGCAAGTCCTCGTTGCCCGGGTATCTGTACAGGTCTGGATCAATGCTCTTCAGTCTCACATGCTGCCTTCCTATCTTGTTGAAGTCGCAGTACATCTTCATCATGCCAGACTTGCGGAGATAGTCGATGAAAGCCTTACACTTCTCGTTTGCGCCGAAGGCATTACCCTTGAACAGAAACTTGACCTTGTTCTCGTATGCCGCCATATAGAGACCATCCTTGCCAATATACTCGTCGTCACCATGCTCGTCGTGCCATTCCCTTTTCACAGGTTCCTTGACTGAATCGCAAGGCTTGAACGGACTCTCGCTAACATACATACCGAAGTCGGCGATGGAGTCCTTCACCTCGTTCCCATCGCCTTCCTTCTTCATGTATATCCTGAAATAATCTTTCATACCTAAATCAACTATTTATAAATGCAAATATACAAAATAATACATAAATATGCAAGTAAGTATGTATAAAAATACATAAATTAACACGTACTTTCATAGGCTAGAATAAAAAGGGTATGAGAGTTACCCCATACCCTTAGTCGTTATTTCATCTTCAAAGACTTCGTTCCGTTGAGAACTCTGTTGAAGTTGTCATTGTACTCCGTAAAGATACTTTCGATTCTCTCGGCAGCATCCGCATTGCGTAACGTATTTCGAGCAATCGCATTAAGCTGCGTCAGCTGAGATTTTGCAATCTCGCTCATCTCTGGATAGTACTTAGCCTGCTCTGCGCGGATAACTGAGCAATCGAGCCTAATTGCGTTGAGGTAGGAGGCAATCAAGTCTCCTGTTTCCTCAGTAATGCTCTTAATGGAATTCCTAGAAGAAGAACTGCTGTTGTCGGACCATCCATATACTTTCTTAAGATAGTCACGAGTAGCTTCTATCTGCTTTGAGAGCTCATCTGTGCTGTTCTTTACGTCGGCATACTCGGCTCCTGTGTATTCTGAAATGACATTTCCGTTGGAATTCTTAATCTTGTCACCATTCTCTGCGTACCCCTGAGCCTTCTTCAAAAGAGCCTTAATCTTGTCTCCATATATATTCTCAATCATGGAGTTCAAGATGGTCTTCTTCAGATTCTCCTCGAAATGATCAACGAGACTGTCTGACGTGTTAGCCATAGTTGACATTGCATCACCCCAGGAAGATACCAGGTCAGAGAACTTATTGCCGGTAAGCTTTTCGGTCAAAGCCTCGATCATATCATCAGCCTTCTCTCCGTACTGAATGAGCTTTTCCAGGTAATCTCTGAAATCTGAGTCCATGCTAGCCCAAAGGCCGGTATAATCCTTCTTTATCTTTGAAAGAGTATCAGCATCCATATTGAGCATGTCTTCCATACCATTGAACTGAACCCCGTACTTCGAAGAGATTTCGCCCGCTACGTCACGCCAATTCTGGCCATTGTACTTATATGAACCCTTCCACATTCTATATTTGATAGAGTGGGAGCCGACTGACGCACCTGAATTAAGCCTATTCTGCGCAATTACCTTAGTCTGCTCGATTTCGGCTTTAAGCATTTCCTGAGCCTCCTTGGATGCCTCTGTAGCCTCAGTACCCCAATGGATATTCATGTACTCAGTCTTCTTGGAGATGAGAGAATCCCAAATTGAGGTAAGGTTATCGTACTCAGCCTTCGCCTTTTCGTAACTGCTGTAGTCTGCGCCGAATGCTTTGATGAGTGAACCGCCAATACTCAACGCTGCGGAAGCGGCTGCTGCGTATGGACCAGCACCTTTAAGAAACCCGAGACCCTTCATTTTACCGAGGGTATCAAAAGCTCCGGCTGTACTTGCTGCCGAAGATAATGCGCCTGAAGCACCACCTGTAATCTGGCCGAGAATGGAATCTTCTTCACCCATAGCCTTAAACAGATTGATTACCGGGTCAAGAACCGTGTTGAGCGCCTGCATCTTCGTCGCAAGTTCAGAGATTGCTTTAGATGAGTCGGCGTACGCTGACTGCTGATCATTCTTCAGACTCGCCTTTGTTCTTACGCCGCCTGCGATACCAAGTCTCGAAGCCTCCTCCTTGCTAACGAATATCTTCGCAGTATCATCCATACCGCCAAGGCGCTCATTTATGAACTTCCCGATAGCCTTACCGCGATTCACTCCTCCGAAGATGAAGCCGAACGGGTTTCTGCTGATTTGCTCATTTCTGAGCTTATCTAGGGCATCTCTGAGTTGTTTGATGGATTCTACAGATAAACCGGTAGTCATAGAAAACTGGTCTATCTTCTCGATCATAGAGTTGATTGTTGCCGAAGATACCCTGTCAAGGTCATCGAAGATGGCAACCCAGTCCGACTCCTGCTTGAACTGCTCGAACTGAAGCTTCGCAACTTTCTCGTTGTGAGCCTTCGTTGCGCCCTCTCTGGCTCTCTCCCTCATCTGTGGGTCTTCGATACCTTTGATGAGTTCAAGCAGTCTCTCGTATTTGAGGTTCTCATCCTCAATCTGCTGAGCAATGGTTGCATTTTTTTCAATCAGGCTAGCCATCAGGTCGATGGTCTCCTTCTTGATCTTGTTGTTCTCATCTTCCAGCTTCTTGCGAATGTCATAAACACGGGTCTCTTCGCCATACTTATCCTTGACATTTTCAAGACTCATATCCTTAACCTCATCCGTAGTCAAGTTAAGACCGGACTGAATGTTATCGTGCCTTACCGCAATATCGAGCTGCTCCTCCAGGAACTTTTTGTAAGTGTCAAACTGAACAATTCCACCGAAAGCTATATTCTGAGCACCTTTCTTGTTTCCGGTCAGCTCGTATATTTTCTTATACGTCTCGTACTGTTCGGATATAGTATCAAGCTGCTTGTTAAGCACATTCAGCTCGTCTCTTCGCTGGTCTTCAAGAAGTTTTCGGTTTTCAGTCTGAATACCTGCCTTCTCATTTGCAGCGTAGTCCAATCTGTCCTTCGTTGACGCAGGGAGAGTCTTCAAGAGCTCCTTGATGGAAGTCTCGTAGTTGGTGTAGTCAGAGATAGGGAACCTCTTCTTGTCACCAAAGATGGACTCAAACTCTCCGTCATTAGCAAGCTGACCAAGAGCACCTTCTCCATAAAGCTCCTTAAACTTCTTGATTTCAGCATACATCTTCTTGTATAAGTCGATGCGCTTCCTCAAATCTTCAAGAGCCTTATCTGTCTGCGCGCCTGTTGACCTACGGCCACCGGTTTTCTTGTTTTTCTTCTTGTCGTCACCACTAAACCATTCGCCCCAGTTATCATGATAAGCCTGCATCTTGAGTTCGTACTCCTTCTGCTTCTCTGTGTACTTATCAAGAGAAAGCTTGCCACGTGCGAGCATGTTCTTTCTGGTGTTGAGTTCCTTTTTGGCAGCAGTAATGTCCGACTCCGCGTTACTCTTTGCTTTATCGTAGTCGTCTCCAGCATCCTTTCCCCAACTCTTGACGTACTTATTCTTCTCGTGATAGTCATAACCGCTACCCTTAAGATTTTTCTCAAGCTGCTGAGTTAGATCCGAGTCATCGTTCCTGAATACGAGATGAATGACAGCCTCGAATCTATCAGCCGCAAGCATTCGCTTCAATGCGTCTGATGCAAAAGGATAGTCTTTCTGAACCTGAGCCGCAGCATCCTTCATCATGTTTGAAACCTGGACCTTCTCTGCATCTGTCAATTCCTGGTTGTTGCGAATCTTGTCGCCAATCCAAGGGAACGAAGTGTTTACTGCGTTATCGAGAGCATCCTTGAATTTATTCTCGTAGAAGCCTGTTTCAACACCCATCGCATTAAGAACGTCAGCACGGAACTGATCAGAAACATCCTGGTTCCATCCCTGCTTTGCAAAGAATGACGAAAGAATCTGGTTAGCCTTACCCTGTAACTTTGGGCTGTTGCTAATATCTCCAAGCTCATCAATGAGATAATCTCGCATGGCTTTCACCTCATCCTTATACTTTTCCTCCCAGGAGTTGAAGCTAGCAAAGTCGGATTGGGTGGCATTAATCATATTCGCCTTTGCGGATGCTGAAGAGAACGCTTCTGCTATCTCCTTTGCAGAAGACAGTTTCTCGTCGAATCCCTTATAGGTATCCTCGTTAGAAAGAGATTTCTGAGTGCTCTCCTCAACCTGTTTGAGAAGGATGAGCTGTTCTTTGAGATACTTAAGTCTATCCTCATTCGATTTCTTTTCGAGAAGGCTCATTGTGAAAGCATTTTCCTTTTCAGGAGCAATCTCCTTCAGCTTTTCCTTATATGCGTCAATAAGGTTTTCTATCTCTTTCTCATCGCCGTCCTTAATGGCTTTATCCGCATCGTTATCGCGAAGGAACTCGCCAATCTTAGTGTATCTGTCTTTCAGTTCGTCAGCAGTAGTCTCCATGTCTTGCTTCAGCTGCTGATGCTTCTGCCAGTAGTATGCAAAGATTGCAGATCCGGCAGAGATAGCGATTCCAGGAAGACCGCCAAGAAAACCGATGATAGAACTAAATCCGGACTTCAAGCCTCCGAGAAGCAAACCTCCTGCTGCTCCCCATTTGCTAGGGCTAGCCAATCCCTTCAGAACTCCACCAAGGGAGATTCTGTTTACCTGCCCCTCCTGCTTTGTGAGAGCCATACCTTGCTTGTACATCTCCTTGGTTATCTGTCCGGTAACATACAAGCGTCTTAGCTCAGCTTTTGTTATCGCATTTGCCTTTGCGAGTGCCTGGATATCCTGAATCCGAATCTGATTTTTATACTGAAGAATCTGTTTCTCCACGGGAGTTATTTTTTCTCCACGCAAAAGCTTGAGTTCAGCTTCTTTCGCAATATTTCCCTTTGAGTTCAGTATTCTTTTCCCGATTCCGCCCTCCAAGGTCTTTACTCCACGCATAAGAGCAGGTCCGGCGAATGCTGCAACCATAGCAGGACCTAAGACGTGAATTTGCTGCACGAGATTGGTAACAACATCAAGGATACCCTTGAAAGTTCCACCTATAATATTCTTGCCGTTAGCAAAGTCGGCAAGCATGATTTCCCAGGCATCCTTCAGTTTATTGTAACGTCCGAGCAAAGTCTCACTCAGAACCTGCTGCATATTATAGAACTGACCACCTGCATCAGTCATCTGCCAGAAGATAGACTTCACATCATCAAAACTTACATCTCTGCTTGATATGCGAGTCTTAATCTCTGATGTAGAGACATTTCGCCCCTCTTGCTTAGAGTAGAACTCAGATAACTTTTCAAGCAGAGGAATACCTGCATAAGCAATCTGGCGGAGTTCCTTACCATCGAGCCAGCCACGAGCCTGAACCTGACCAAACGCCAATGCGATACGGTCAAAGCTAACACCAAGACCGGAAGACATATCCGCAAGCCTCTTGGTTGTGTCATAGAGCTGGTCGTACTCAACTCCATACGCAGCCAACTGCTTAACATCTCGGTTCAACTCAGAGAACGTAAATGGCGAATTAAGAGCGAGTTCCTTAATCTGATTGAACATTGTATTCGCATTCTGCATATCACCAAGGATTGACTGGAGAGCAATATGCTGCTTCTCCATCTCACCACCAGTAGTGATGATGCTCATAGCGAACTGCTGTGCGCCGAACACAAGACCTCCCTGCAAGAAAAGTGACTTCAAATCCTGTACGGTTGAGTTCAACTTTCCTGCATGACTGTTAGCTTTCTCGAAGCCGCGAACCAGTTGAGATTGAATCTTAGCTCCTGAGTCAACGATTGCCTGCTGACGCTTCTGTTCAAGCTCAACACCTCTCTGAACCTCACGGTTTACCTTCGCTTGCTCTGAAGCAAGGTGGCTTATTGATCGAACTTCTCGCCCCGAACCAATACCGCCTATTTTTCCAAGGGATTCGGCAAACTTGTCGCCTCGAAGTTTGGCAAGGTTTTCTTCCAAGAATCTAATCTTACCTATCGTCTCCTGTATCTTGGCATCAACTTTCGTAGTGTCAATATTAAGAGACTTAGCTTCCTGCCTCTTTCCCCATAGGTTTTGCAGAGCATATTTTAAGGCTTGTATTCTATTCAGAGAGGCATCAATCTCTTTCTGCCTCTGCTTCGCATTATCCTTGAGCTGCTTGGAATACTCTTTCTCTGACTGCAACAACTCCTTGTTCTTTTGAATGAGTTTGTCCTTCAAATCAGACGGATTTACAGAATCGAGCCTAGAAGCTTCTTTTTGAAGTTCTTTCAGGCGATTTACGTATGCCTCTTGTGCGCTAATTTGATCTTTCTGAGAATCAATCGACCAATTTTTGTACGTTTCAATAATGCCTTTTCCGCTCTCTAATTTCGATAACAGTCTGTTATACTCTTCGAGCAACGGACCAGTAAGCGCCTTACCATTCATATTCCTACCGTCAACTCCAGGCGAAATGGAATGTAATTTTGATTGAGTCTCTCTTTGAATGGCAAGATTTTTTTCAAGTTCCTTATTAAGACCCTCTAAAGTCTGCTTGTATTCCTCCAGCTTTTTAGTTTCAGATGCTATTTTGTCGGAAAGAATCTTGTCGCCACCAAGCCCTTTGCTATACAGAACAGTTTCATTAAACTTATTCAGCGCATCAATATCACTGCGGAATTTAGCAACTACAGAGCTATTTTTCTCAAAAGCAGCTCTCTGGTTATTGAGATTTTGAATAGTACTTTCTATCTGCTTGCGGAAATTCTGCTGCCCGATAGCCGCACTATTCATATCTCTTTGATCCTTCATTATGTCGTGCGCACGAGTCTTATACTCAGACAAATTTGCCAAAGCGTTTTTAAACTCCTGACCGGTCAGTCCTTTTCCGGAGATGCTACGAATATCCTCTTTGATTCTCTCTATCTCAGAGCGTACTGATTCTAGCTTAGAGACATCCTGTCCTAAGCCTATACCTCTACTGGAGAGTGCATCTATATTCTTCAACAGGATCTCTATGTCTGCAAGAGCTTTCTTCTTCTGGTTCTCACCTGTTTGGATTGCGTTGATCTTATTGATTGCTCTCTCGTGCTCCCTTTCGAGTGCAATGACTTTTCCCTTCTCTCGTCCGTATGCCTGTGTTGCGGCGGCGGCTTTCGTCATTTCTACAGCAACATCGGAAAGAAGGTTCTTCATCTGCGCAGCATCGGTGAGGATTGATTTGTTTCCAGATGCCGCCTGTAATCTGGCAAGTATCTTGTCAAGCTCGGTAATACTTCCACCAAGCATGTTAGTATTGTAACCCTTCAAGGATCCCTCTGCCATAAGGTCTCGCATCCTAGCGAGCTTTTCGGTTACTCTTGCAATGTCAGCTTCAACCTTTGCTGCTCCACCAGAAAAGGCAGAAAGAGGGTTCTCCTTTTTGAACTGATCAGTAATCTGCTTTACATCACGGAATGTCATTTGAAGAACCTTGGCATAATCCTGCAAAACCTTTGCGCTATCTACGCCGCCACCACCGCCGCCTTGTGCTTTATTCTGCAATCTGAAAAGCTGATTATTGATATTCTCAAGCATCAGCTCGGCTTCCCTAAGTTTCGAGGTATCAACATTAGGATTCAGTGAGCGCAGCTCTGAAATCTTGCTGCGCTCTATATTGATTCTTTGAAGCATATCGAGATAGGAGAGAGCGTTTTTTACCGCTAACTGCAAATCTTTAGCCTCAGCGCTTTTATCGTTTTTCTTGAGTTGGGAAATCCTTCTGTTTATCTCATTGAGAACATCTGCAAACTCTTTGGCTTTTTCTGCTTGCTCCTTAAATCCAGACTTTTTCGTTCCGAATCCCTGGAGGGCACGAAGAAGCGCGTTCGCAGCATCATCCCCGGTCTTAAGCTTGTCAATGATTTTCTGCAACTCCTTGGAAGTTTTATCCTTGACACCAAGTTGGAACCACAAGTCACCTAAATTTCCACCTGCCATATCCTGAATATTTTAAAATTAGAGTTTATTGTTTAAGTAATCAGCAAGACTTATCTTCTTGCCGATGAGGCTTCCCTCATTCTTCTTTTTCTCCATCCACCTGTCGTAGAGGTCATCCATCTCCTTCTTGGTATGCTTCTTCGGACCGCCTTCCTTCTTGGCCTTTGGATAGACGACAAGAGGCTGGTCTGCAACCATGAGGTCAATCTGCGCCGATGAATAGCCCCACCAGTAGTCGTAGGCCGCGATGAAGTACTTACGCTGAAAGAGGAAACCGAACTTCTCCGCTAGTGAGAAGGCTGCTCCCCAGCTTGTTCTGCTTGGATAGCTTTTGCTTCGCTCCTCGTCATCGTCATCATCACGTCCGTCATCCCGGTCGCTAATATGGTAGCCAGTGAGAATGCATTCGATGGAATTTTTTTTTTAGAAACATCGAGGACTCTCAGAACCTCGGCCACGTCCACATCCTTGATGTAGTAGAGCCAACGCCAGTAGATCCAATACAGGAATCGAATCTTCCAGATATTGTTGAGGAGGATGCAGACGCAAATCTTGACGTTGCGCTTCCACTCGTTCTTCTCCTTAGCCCTGATATGAGAACACCTGCTCATGGTTCCCTTGCGAAGCCAACCGAGCTTGTGCTTCTTCCCTCTGAACACGAACTCGGTAGGCTCGTCGTGCAGCACGCTGTCAAGCAACTCCTGCAAGTCCACTGAAGGCTGCTCTATTTTCTTTTCTTCTGCCATGATTGTATGCTATTAAATGAAGAAGGGCGGCACGGCTGTTGATTAGCCTGCCGCCCAACGGTTTGTTATCCTGAATCTAATTACCTAAAGAAGCCTATACTTGATTAACCGCCAATACCGGAAGCTGGAGCCTTAGTAAGCCAAGCGATGCTACGCTTACCTGCACCCTCGATAGAACCTGAGAACTTAAACGCAACAGGCTCAGTACCAGAGTTATCCCACTGCAAGGTAGCGTAGAGAGCGATGTTGGTAATAACCATGAGGTTCTCCTTCTCGTCGTCAACGATAACGATAGTGCCCTTGATCTTGAACTTCTTAGGCTCAACAGCGATACCTGTAAAGCCGGTAGTAGCGTCGAGAGTTGCGTCACCTGTACCCTTCAGGGTAACCTTGGTCAGCTCGGTGATAGAATCCTCGCCGAACATAATTGTCAGCAAGTCCTTTGCCTTTGAAGGAACAACGAACTCTACGTTGAAGTCGCCGAGCTCTGCGGTAGTTGCCCAGTCGCCTGCAAGACCGATAACCTTGTAGTGGTTGATGGTTGGGTCATCCATAGTCGCCTTCAGCGAGTCAACGGTAACCGGAAGCTCAACCTCTGGGGTGATGTCAACTGTAGTCTTGCTCAAATCGGTAATAGCCTTTGAGTAGAGCAGAGTTTTAGGACCATTGAAAATGTCCTTCATCTTGTCAATAGTTGTCATAGCCATAATCTAAAATATTTTAAATTGTTATACCTGAATACTTATCTAGTACGTAACCTTCCCTGTATGATCGTTACGGAAAAACCTGCGCCGTCGTCAGCCTGGATAGCTACGTTCGGCCTGGTAACGATGATGTTGTCTGTTGAAATTGGAAATCTTTCGAGGACAGCCTTGACTTTTTTATCCATTTCCGAAGGACTGAAACCATTCGGATTCGCCGAGGAGGCCTTATCTCTTACATACACCTCTATCTGGATAGTGGTAGTATAGTCATTATAGGAACCATCGTAGTTCATCTCGTTATTCCTGATGGAGTACGGAAGACTTACGACGATGTAGCTGCCTATTTTGGTATCCACAGCCTTTGGACGATTCCTGGGGTACACCTTATCGCATATACCCTTTACGGCGTTCCCTAAGTCGAAATATATCTGCTTGATATCTACCATAGCTTACAGTTTGTTAAAAGTTGAACTATTGGCGTACACTATGCAGGCATCGAACATATCTGGAAGAGACTCGTATGTATTGTAAACAGTCTCGAAGATTCTGTTTTCCTTATCGAATACTGCATATTCAACAGGACATATCGCAACGAGTGCCCAGTCTTTCCCGGTAGATTTCACCTTTCCGATACGTCCGTATAGAAGGTTTGGACCCCACTGGTGACCGCCACCGACTGAACCGGTGTAGCCTTTGTTCTCTCCTCCGTCGTAGTAGAACGGGAGATTGTATTTCTCTCCTTCTGCCAGGGTTACTCGCGTTGGTGCTTTTTCACCTTTCGAGGCACGCACCATGTAAATGAGCTTTCCTTTGTAATACACTGCTGCATAGAACGAAGTATATGCGTTACCGGTGATATTGTAGAACGTCCTGTTCTCTTTGAAATAGTTGACGGTTCTGTGAGCAAGTTCCTGCATAATCGCAAGCATCTTGTCATACGCCAGCTTTTCGACTCTTGGTTTAATCTGATGCTCGAACTGCGCTCCAAGAGACAGACGCTTTCCGCTAAAGTATTTTGCCATAACCTAAACCCTAGTGAGATTCCAGTAAACGACAGTCCTGTTATTATCCGGTTCGCAGTCCTTGACCATACCTACCTCGGTGTTGTTTCCGACTGTGGAGTAGATGGTGTCGCCATCAAGAGGACACCTGTCAGCATCCCATTCGTCATATCTGACAGGAATCGATGCCTTCCTCTTGTTCTGATCGACATTTTTGTCTCCCTCAGTTGTGGTATCGGTGTAACTGCGGCCTTCGCCATAGTAGAGAATAATTTCCTTGTCCTCACCAACCGGAGCATCATCATCGGCGAACGGGTCATCAGGGTCGGCTTTTCCGACGACCTTCCTCACGATCTTGATGATGTGAGGGTATCTTGGGTTTCTGATGTTTTCCTTTTCCATACGCCTTATTTTATGATGTGAGGGAGAGGTTCTCCCCAAGGAGAATAATTCGCCCTCTTTACTCCGTGGGAGGTCACACGGAAGGTGGACTTCTTCTTGAGCATCGAATCAGGCTCCAGCTCCGCATATATAGCGTTAGCCTCTGCCTTCATCTCGCTCCTGTCGTTGTCCGACATATCATATCCACCTCCCGAATGAGTCCATCCGTTATCGGAATCGGAGGTGTTGTTCACCTTGCTCGGACCAAGAACAAACCATTTCAGCATGTCGGCATAGGCAAGTCTCACCTTGTCCTTGTCGCAGGCTTCGAGGTCGATGCCGTTTTCAAGCTCCCTGTCGTGCATGATGCCCAACAGAGCCTTCATCGGCATCTCGAACTTCACCTTATTAATAAGGTAGTCGTTCACAGTGTAAATGTTCATCTCCGAATCCATAGTCATACAATCTTGTTACGTTAAAGAATTAACCCTTCTTGGTAATGTCGATAATCCAACGGTAAGGAGAATCGAGCATGGCAGGAACAGAAGCGAGGAACAAGTCTGTCTTGAACTCCTGGAACATACCGTTCGCTGTGACCATGTTACGAAGCAAACCGAGGCGGTTGTTGGTCTGTGCCCAAGCAACATCCACGAGCTTGTTACCGAGAGTGTCGAAAATTCGCTTATCGAGAATTTCCTTGCGCATGAAACGCAAAGGCTTGCCAGCAGGGCGAAGAACGACTGTTCCGTCTGCCCAACCACGAATCTCGGTAACTGTACCATCGAAGCGCTTGTTGTGCTCAACCTCATCAACAATCTCGATAGGAGAAAGACCGTTGAGGTCAACAACAGACTTCAAGAACATTGCGTTGTTTGGACCGTAGTTCTGCAAAACTGCCACAAAGTTAGCGTTCGCCCAACTCTTGTACAACTCAGCAATCTGCTTGTTCTTCAAGAACACGTTATTGTAGTCGTTCTTGGTCATCTGCCATACGAGAGGTACGCTGCGGTACTCAATATGGCTGTTGCGCCAATCCTCCTCAAATTTACGCATCTGCTCAAGCAAGTCGCAATTTTCATCGTTCCACGCAAGCGCACCCGCCTTTTTGAAGTTCTCCTTTGGAACCTTTGCGTCATACAGAGGCTCCTGGATACCACGACCAATCTTGTCGTAGTCGATGAAACCGGTCGAACTCAACTTGGCTGACATGTAGGTCATAGTCATGTCGAGTGAGTCGTACAATACCTGTACCTTGTCGAGGTAAGCATCAACCAGGTCAGCGTCGTTGCCGAACTCATCCTGGAGAAGCTTCATCTTGTGGTAACGCTCTGTCGCAGTCTCACGGAAGCCGTCAGCAGCGAAGTCTGGAATTGAAGCGGTGTACCACTCAATACCCTCGTGGTCGTTCTGATAGCCCTCGCCGAGAGGAGCACGGAGGTTCATCAAGGTTGCAGGGTTCAATGTACGTGTGCGAACCTTGAAGGTTGCATCACCATTGTTAGATGTAGGGGTGAGATTTGGATCAATGTCACCCTGTGTCAGATACCAGCCGTTGTTACAGCGAAGTACGCCGTCACGATTGACGAACTTCTGAAGGTAAGTGTTGTTACCCTTACCAGTGAAGAGCTTCGCGAGCTGCTCGACACCAATATCAATTTTTGCCATAATCCTGAATCAATCTTTTTACGTTAGACAATAGGTTAAATGTGCCAGAACTCTGGGTAGAGTGACTTGTTCATCGCCTTAACGGCAGGAGGAACAGGACCCATGCGGTCAAGCCACATAACGCAGTCTGGATTCAACATACAGAAGTTGACGTTTGTACGAGGCTTGTGGTACTTGTCGCCGCCGGCATCAAAATAAGGGAAGTCGTTGTCGCTCGGAGCAAAGCAGTTAGGGTTGGTTACCATAGGCAGCACGCTCGCGCCTGCCTTCTCTGCCTCCACCAGCACGTCGCCAGCGCTCAATGTTCCAAGCGTCTCCGAGAGGGTCAGCTTCCATACGTCGCCTACCGATGTGTCGGTGGTTGCCTCCACGGCGGTCACAGTCACACCCTTTGCCTTAGTCTTGAAGTCCTTCTGACCGACCATGATGGTGTCGCCAGGGAACGGGATGTGAACAAAGCCGTTACGAACGATGTAGATGTCTGTGTCTGTAGCCGCAGCGGTAGCCTTTGCCACGCCGTAAGCCTTCAGAATCTTGATGGTAGCACCAGGACCTTCGTTGCCTGCTGTAAAGCCAAGGTCGTGCTCGATCAAGTCGCCGGCGTAAATCTTAGCCTGACCTTTGAATGGGTTGACGAGCTTACCACCAATAGGTGGGTGAACGAAGGCATTCTTAATGAGAGCCTCAAGACCGGCAAACACGTATCGGGTTCCGCCGACCTTACCTTCTGTCTGAACGATGGTCGCACCGTGGTTCAGCATACCACGAGTACCCATCTGTTCCATGTAGGAAATAGAAGTGTTGTCCATAATCTTTTTACCTTTTTAAAATTGTTATCCTGAAATTACTTCTTGTCTCCACCGCCGAATCTCTTCTTTCGACGCTCGGCCACTTCTTCCATAAACTTGTCATCATCTGTGGACGTGCCTCCGCTAGACGTGCGACTGCCTTTTGCAGGAATACCGTTTTCACCGGTAGCCTCCTTGTACTCTGCGGTGTAGATCTTCTCAGCCTTAGAAACCAGGTCGTCGATGTCGGCATCTTCGTCCGGAATCTCCAGCTTTGCGATTGCAGCATTGAGGAAGTAGTTCTTCATTTCAAGGTTTGCCTTGTCGAACTTATCCTTCAAACCTGCCTTTACTGACTCGATGGTTGCCTTCCTTGCAGCCTTCTTGTCTCTTTCTGCGTTAGCTTCTTTGAGGGCTTTGATTTCTTTGAGAAGCTCGTTGTATTTGTCGTCAGGATCGTCATCCTTGTCAGCCTCCTTACGCTTGCGCTCCTCTTCCTCTTCCTTCTTCTTGCGTTCAGCCTCCTCCTTGCTCTTCTTTACCTCGTCAGAGATATTCTTGTGCAAGTTGCCGTTGATACGCTTCAGACGGTTTGCTAACTTGGTAACCAACTTGGAATTTGCTTCCTCGTCATCACCGAAATCTTCCAAAACATCATCAAGTTCCTCATTGATGGTCTTTTGGCTAAGTTCTTTGAACTTGGTGGTATCAACCTCCTTGTTCACTAATGCTAAGAGTTCCTCTCTTGTCATGTTGTTTGTTGATTTAAAATGTTATCCCGAAAGTGGTCCCTCCACCTCGAAAACGTATAAATATACCTTTTATTTTGCAAATATATGAATAAATATGCAATTATCAAAGAAACATTGTATATTTTTGCAGTATTAATTGTGTATTTATGCAGAAAGATGTGTTTTCAGGATTAAAATTGGATAACGGAGAGCCTATTTATACTCAAGAGTATATCCAATCATTAAGAGACGCCGACAAGAAGCATCCCGACAAGCTGAAAATTATAGCTCAGCGTGGCGGTCAGGAACGCATGCTGTCTATAGACGCTGATATTAAGATAGTTGGCGGCTCGCGAGGCGGCTCTAAATCGTTCTCGTCCCTAATGGAAGTTCTGAAGGATATTAAAAATCCAGATTTTCATGCAACAATTCTTCGTAACGAAAAAGACGACTTACAGTCCTTAGTGACAGACTCTTATAAATTGTTCTCCCAATTTGGAACTTACAATAAGTCACAAAATGACATGACCTGGAACTTCGATAACGGAGGATGGCTCAAATTCTCGTACTATGCTGGAGCCTATCAGGACTTCAAGACACGATTCCAGGGGCGCCAGTATGCCTATGTTTGCATCGATGAGGGTACTCAGTGTCCATACAAGAAGTTCAAGTACCTCTTGACCAACAACCGAAATGCAGCGCATATCCGAAACCGCTTCTGGATTACCTGTAACCCAGACCCGGAATCTTGGGTGAGAAAGTTCATCGACTGGTGGGTTGACGAGAATGGATACATTATACCGGAGCGAGATGGAGTTATCCGTTACTGCTTCATGGATGGTGATACTCCGGACTCAATCTACTGGGGTAACACAAGAGAAGAGGTATACGAACAGTGCAAGGGCATCATCGATAGCCTCTGGAAGGACAGCTACGAGGAACTTGGATACACAAAGCTCGAAATGTTCATCAAGTCGGCAACATTCGTTCGCGCTGACGTATCAGAGAACATTAAGCTTATCTCTACCGATGCCTCATATCTCGCCAACCTTGCCCAACAGGACGAGGAACAGCGTATGCGAGATCTGGAAGCTAACTGGAACTGGAAAGCTGCCGGAGATGACATGATCAAGATGGAAGACCTTGATGAAATCTACGACAATGCAGAACAGATAGGAGATGGAAAACGCAGAGCTTCTGCCGATATTGCTTTCACCGGCGGCGACAACTTCGTGATGTGGCTTTGGGAAGGATGGCATTGTAAAGACTTGGTTGTGCTGAGGCTGGACCCTAAGACTCTTGTTTCGGTAGTTGAAGCTAAGCTGAGAGAGTGGGGCGTTGAGGAATGCAACTTCACTTACGATATGCAGGGCATAGGTCAGTACTTCAAGGGGTTCTTCAAGGATGCTGTTCCATTCAACAACCAGGCTGCACCTATCGCTAGGAATCATCAGGAAGAAGAAGGAATCAAATACCTCTATAAGGATTTGAAGTCTCAGTGTGCGTGGTTATTCTATAAGATGATAAAGGAGAAGCAGATTTCCATCGACTCGGCCCTGCTTGAAAGAAAGTATTCAGGAAACGGATTTGACAAGGTTCCTCTCAGACAGATTCTTCAGAAGGAGCGTAAGATGCTCAGACGTGACGAGAATAGCGATGATAGGGGATTCAAGCTATTACCTAAGAAGATTGCCAAGAAGTATGTCGGGCACTCGCCTGACTTCTTTGAATCTTGGTTCTACGTAATGATATTCAGTTTAACAAAAAAGAAAAATAAAAAGGTAAAAGGATTATGGAGGCTATCAAGGTAAATAATGTAAGGGAGCTGCTCGTAAGGAAGCCATTCTACGAGCTTACTCCTGCGGGATACATGAAGCACTCGGCTGTAAGCGACGTTGTTCCTGACTATTACGACGGAACGATGCCAGACGACACCATGTATCGCCGCATCAAGACGCAGGCAGACTTCCTGCGTGAGTATTATCCATCCGCCCATAGGATTATGGATGAGAAGGAATACCCGGACATCTGGAAGCTGAACCCTGAGAATAACAGGTGGTACTGTCAGAAGATTCAGCGCACAGCCTTTGCGTTCCAGCAGCTCATCCACACGAAGCATTTGCTGCACTTGACTGGCAACGATGTTCAGTTCGAGCTTGCTGATGGTGATGACTACGAGAACGAGAAGAAGGTAGAGAAGAATCAGAAGACCCTCGATGTGTTCAAGAAGGGCTGGCTTATGCACGATATGGAGATTCGCTTCTTTGAAGCTGTAAGTGCGTATCTGAAGGTTGCAGAATGTGCAATCGTCGGTTTCTTCGATGAAAAGAAGAAATTCTGCACACGAACACTCTCTTATGATCGAGGCGATATACTGTACCCTCACGTCGATTCACTCACTGGCGATCTCCTGTGCTTTGCCAGGAAGTACTACGACTACGACGATGAGGGCAACGAGAAGACCGAATATGTCGAGGCTTGGGATAACCGCAAGTTCTACCGCTTCAAGAAGGCTGTCAAGTCTGGAAAGGTGAAAGAGGTAATGACGAAGATTGCTAGGATTTTCGGAATTGACGACTACACCCTCATTGAAGAGAAGGACCACGGCTTCCAGTTCGTACCGGTAGCCTATGCACGTAACGAAAACGGACCTTGCTGGTTTATGGTTCAGAAGAACATCGAGGACTACGAGGAGGCATTCTCATATCTCTGCGAGAACAACAAGGCATACGCTTTCCCTATTCTTACACTCACAGGTGATGGCGAGGATATTTCTATAACTGGAGATGATATGACCGGCTCTGCGAAGACCATCATGATTACCGACACTAATGGCAAGGCTGAGTTCTTGAATGGCACGGATGCCTCTGATGCCTTCGCAACGCAGCTCAACAAGTCGTACGACCTCATCTATGAGCTGTCGTTCACCGTGAAGCCACCTGAGCTGAAGTCTGGTGACCTCCCGGGTGTAGCCATCAAGCTTCTCTATTCTCCTGCACTGGAGGTTGCAATGAACGATGCACAGGAGTTACAGGCATTCCTGGATAAGATTCTCCGCATCTGTCAGTTCGGTATCGGTACAGAGGAAAACTGCGTCGCTACAATGTCTGGGCTTCCAATCAACGCGTGGATAAGTCCGTATGTTCATAGTAACAAAACCGAACAAATTACAAATATTGCCACTGCGGTTCAGAACGGATTCCTCTCTAAGCAGACGGCTTCTGAACGCTGTCCTGATTTCCCTAAGACCGCTGAATATGAGCGTATCATGCGAGAGAAGAAGGAAGAAGATCAGCAGGACCTCCTTATGGACATGCAACGTGCGGATAACGAAACAGAGAATGCCATCGAGGAGCAGAAAGCAACGGCGAAGATTCAGAATGGAGGCAGCGGAAACGTACGTACTGGTCGTGGCGCTGGCAGGCCGAACAAAAGCGGCACAGACTGGGATGAGAACGGCAACTGGCCGGGCCGTAACAACTGGAAGACCGTAAAGAAGTAAGCTTATGGATGAGTTAAAACGTTCTGTCGATTACAGCAGGAAGCGCTTGCAGGCAATCCGAAACTGTGAGGGCCACATTGCAGATATTCTCTGGAAATCAACACGGAAGATAGTTACCGCAAGTAAGCGATACAGAGGTATGGGCAGGCTCACAAACGAGTCGGCCCTGCTCTCTTACGCCAAGAATGTTACTGCCGAGTCAGAGGAGAGCATTAATAGCTACATCTCTGCCTACTCAAAGGCTTCATGCAAGATACTTGGGATTGATAGCGAAAACATTGAATCGTTTCTCGTCAGCGACATCTACGGAAAGACAACATCCGAAAGAAATGCCGCCTATCTCGGAAACTTTGCTGAAGATATTGTAAGGATGATCAAGGCGGGAACATTGATGGGATATTCAGAACAGCAGCTCATTTCTTCCATCAGAACCGGCTACAAGGACCCATACCACACATCAGTCATCACCAAGGCGAAGAGAAAGGACATCAACATCGATGTTCCTTCTTACGGAAAGGGCTACTACAAGAACGCCTATCAGACTATCGTAAGAAACGCTTCTCAGGTTATTGCTTTGGCGTGGGGACAGGCAGAGCAGGAGTATGGGCAGGAGAACAAGGCTATCGGGTTCTATGTCAAGAGAGGAAGCGACTTCCCGTGCTTGATTTGTCAAAACGAAGCCGATGCCGGACTCCATTCTTTCAAAGATCCATACCCACCATTCCATGTTTCGTGTCAATGTTTTACGGTATTTGCATTCAAGGATAATAAAAAGAAATAAGATTATGATTGAAGAAACAAAAGGATACACGTTATCCGTCGATACATATAAGAAGGCGAAGGCTCTTAAGATGAAAGACCCTCGCTATTATATCTACGCCAGCCTCCGTGGTTCAGGTATGTCTGTCCGTGACAGCTGGGCCATCGCATTTCAGGGAGAAGGAATAGGTGTGTGGGAGAAATCTTTCCTCGAAAACGAGATGAATAAGCTAGAAGCCCAGGAGTCCGTTCAGAAGAGAATCGCAGAGGTGCAGGGAAAGAAAGTGAAGAACGAGAACGCCGATGAGCTCACCCAGGAGGAACTTATTAAGGCTACCTCGAAGGAAGAGATTCTGAGAAACCTCGTTATCGCTCAGCGCAAGCAGAAGTTTGGCTCTCCAGAGTGGCAAAAGACGACAGCCATGATAGCAGACTATTCTAAGATTAAGCAGGATGAAATTGATACGGAAAACAATGTGGTCCATTACTACATTCCTCTGTCAATGCCTCGATGCTGCGAGGACTGCATTATCTTTAAAAATGGCCAGGCGACATTCCAAAAGAAGAAGAAATAGTTAAATTCGTGTTAAAGTAACTTTGTTTTACTAGAATTTCTGCAAAACCAAGTACCTTTGCAGGCAGATATACGTTCACAGATTCGTTCTGCTGTTCGTAATTCTGTTTAATTGGTTACGAGGGGTGGTGTCTTCACAGATACCACCCCTCACTTTTATATTATGAAAGTAGAAGAAAAATATAAACTCAATCAGTGATACTTCTCTCCGGTGATGAGTTCAAGCGCAATTCGCACCTGATCTTCAAGCATATCGTCATTAAACGTAGGCAGAACGCCGTATGATGGCAGTTTCTTCGTCTCTGCGGCCTCCAAAATAAACTGGAGTGCCTGTACCAGGGAAGTATGGTCTTGAACGACCTCAAGTAACTTATCGCTCATCCTTGCCTCCTTCCTTCTTAATCTGCTCTGCCATCTCAAGAATAGTCTCGGCGTGCTTATCTCGGTCGATGACTTCCTGCACGGCCTCATCGCTCTCCTTGCGAAGCTGTTCTTCTGTCTTACCCTCATCGGCAGCAGCATTCAGTCTCGCAGACTCACGGGCAAGGTACTCGTCACGAAGCTTCAACTTACCTGCCGTGTATTCTGCATCGCCAGGCAACGATGTATCCGCATACATAAGTTGGGCAAATGCCTCGATGATATTTCCATCGTCCTTGGAGAACTCGTAATGGTCTCCTACGGCGGCCACAGGAACACATTCATTGAGTGCAGCGTACATTGATGTACCGATAGAGTACTCGATTCCCCATGTGCCGGCAATGTTAGCAATCTTGATGAAAGGCAGCGAGCCTCTCTGTAAATGCTTCTTGATATCAGCAGGGATATCCTCTCTGAGTGAAGCAACTTCTTTCTTAGACAAGCTCTTGCTGAACTTCAGTACAGTGAAGTGTCTTGTCTTGATAGTCTTTCCAAATGGTAATGCCATGATAACAATATTTTAAAGTTCAACTTTTATTTCCTTATACTCGAAATCTGTGCAAGATGGATTCTCCTCAGAAGTAAACCTAATCTCATTAGGGTTATTACAAGTTCCATCCTTAAAGAAGAAACAATCCTTGCAAGTGTAATCAGTCTGCTCCATGTTCCTTACGTTTTTGATATTCCATCAATGTCAAGATACAATAGTTAGCGCAGTCAAGGAGAGCATCTTCCAATGGCTCGTTAGCAACTTGCGCTTCATTATCCTTCAACGTCTTGATACGATTCACTTCCTCTCGTATCTTTCCGTAGCCGTAGTTAATACCAAGCTCATCATACATTTCGGAAAAAGCATTCCCATAATCGTGATTCTTACGCTTGTAGGTATCGATCATCTTGTCGGTGATATCCACGAAGCGGTCAGCATCACTCTTCTCGGATTCTTTTTTTATTGGTGTTTCTTTAAAATCCGAGAAAATAGAACACATCGCCAAATCAACTATATCCACACAAACTGCTGCTAAATCGGGTTTAAAGAATGCTACGATTTCGCATTTTTTATCCGTTATAGCTATATCGATAACTTTGATATGTTGAATCCTATCAATAGAGCCTAATGGGTCTATTTTATCAGCAAACACCGAGCCTGCAATCTTTATCAAATTACACTTCGTAATCTGCAAGACAGACCCTATCTTAATATCTTCTATTCTAATCATAAGCTATTTCTTAACTAAACGTTCATAATACTCCTTACACTTTTTGTAAGCCTCCGATTCAGACAATGCCATAGCATCATCAAAAGAAATACTTTCATCCATCAAGAACAATCTAACGTTCCTCTCACCAAGCTTCTGTAAGTCTCGGTTAATATAATGCGAGAATCCGATTTTTGAAGCCTTGGCAGTATTCTTTGCTTGGAAATAGAATTCATCATGCTCATCATAAAACGTTCCTTCCTCGTACACCTCGCACATCACACCTTTTTCACAAAGCTCTGTGTCGTGCTTTGTTTTGTTAAGCTCGTACACGTGAATACCAGTAATGGTATCTATCTTATCGTGACTTCTCCATCCATTCTTTGAAACCTTATAGCAATAATTTCTCATAAGCTATTTCCTTCTATATTAAACCCCAAAACAAAACCAAAGCAGACCATAAACTTTCATTTCTGCTTTCGAAAGTTGCTTAAAGCACTCAAAGTCATAGTCCTTATTTACATAAGCCCTAATTGGAGGTGCAAACTCTTTTTGCTTAACTGCTATTGTATATTCCGATTTGTGTGGAAAAACAGAATTCATATCCTCAATAACCGCACACATAACCATTCCGTTCTCTCGGACATCCGAATTACTTTCTATTTGCTGCTTTAGCTTTCCGACGGAATTATTTAGGAAAAACTCTTTAGGCGCAAAGTAAATGTAACCAAGTTTTAATTTCTCATTTTTATCCATAAGCTATTCCTCCTTATCTTTTAGTTCAACGAAATCTCCAATGCCCAAACGAGCCTTGTTGATGCAAGATGCAATCCAACCAATCAGGTAGGCAGAAGGCTCGCCGCCGTGTTCCATACCAATGTCATCCTCGATGTTATCGCAGGCATGAGAAGCTTCATGGCAACAAACCCCCATCTTCATAGAATCCTTGCTTGCAAAATTAATAAATGAACAAAGCTTCTTATCCGACTTTTCTCTAACGATATCGTAGGTTATTGCGTCAGAATTAGAAAAATCAACTTTCAAAACCTCGCCATTTCTACCTTCAAAACACTTATTAGCGTCTTCTTGGTTCATTCCAATAGCGACACATAGCATTCTTGGATAGATAACAGGGTCGTATTCGTAATATCCTTTCTTCTTCATATTTTCAACTATTTTTGTTTTGACACAATCTCGATGGCAGACAATAATGTCTTCTCACTGATACCTTTTCCACTACCAACACCATCTTTCTCTATTCTTTCAAGAGATTTCTCAATAGAGCAAAAATCATCCTGAGAATTACTTATAAAGCCATCAAGTTCTTCACTTACACTACTGATACAATCGTTGTTTTTTTTAACAATAGCTTCAAGACGACCGAAACACTTGTCGATATAATCCTTCAACCTTTCTTCATGCTCTATAATGTTTATAGAGTTTGCGATTCTTACATGTGTCCAGTTTTCTTCTACACATGCATAATAATCTCCTTTCGTATCATCATGAATCTTGGAAGACACAACTCTTAGACACACGAAATCGTCTCCATCCATTACTGCATACACACCCTCTCCTGATGGGTATAGTTCGGCTTTCGCCTTATTATCCCTACTTTCTCCTTGTATGTAAGCGACCTTTCCTAAAATATTAACTCTAATCTCCATATCTCAACTATTTAAATTTCTCGAAATAGAACTCAATAGGTCTATCAAAGTACTCTTCAATTAAACCATAAGCTAGCGACATCTTTACCTGAAAAGAAGCTTTGCCATTAAGCAGACCTTTCGCCTGTCTTGTAATCTCTGAGCGAAATTGTTCCAAACTCATATCACGCTTACGAAGATTGCAAGACCTGCAAGATGGCATATAGTTCTCCATACAGTCATCGCCATGGGAAACAACAAACTTGCCATCCTTGTCGCTCCAACGCGAGTAACACCCTCGATTCTTCGGGACGAGATGGTCAACCTGCATATCCTTATACTCAATGCTCTTGCCGCAATAAGCACAATGCCCATCGTATTTGCGATATATTTTAAGTCTATCTTCTTTTTTCATAATCATTAATTATGTAACCTACCAATATGCCACTTTGAGCAAACCTTGCACAAGTAAGGATGCCAGCCGAGTGCCTTCAGATTCGGATTCTGATTCAGGAACTCCCAAGCGTCATCCTCAGTCTCGTATGCGACCTTCGCCTTCCAGGAATGAACCTTCTTAGTCCAATGTTCTGGGCATGGTTTGAACGGCGGCACTTTATTAGGATTGTGATGTCTTCTCATAATTAAAAAGCTGTATATCTCGTTCTACGTATATCTTCTAGCCTTTCACGAGCAGAAAGCCGTCTTTCAAGCGAAGAATCGAACTTTTTGGCTATCTGCTCGAATCTGAAAACCATTAGGTCATCCTCAGAAACCTTCCACATCTTCTTCAGCCACTCGTTATTGAGGCGCTCTGTAATTTTTCTTATTCTGTCGCCGTAGAGGATTTCGAGCAGCAGCTCGTTTAAGCCTTTACTGCATTCAACATCAATGGTGAACTCACCACTGATATTTCCATACCTGAAAGAAGACATCCTATCGCCTGATTCAGCAGCCTTATCTACATACTTCTTAATAGAGCCAGATACCTCTTCTTCGTTGGAGTCCGCAGGTAGCAGCCATATTGTTGACTCTGGCGAAACAACAGCAGGAAACTGACAGTCGCCTATAAAAAACTCAAAATTACGTTCTTCTCCCATAAGCTACAAACATTTGAATGAAATACTGTTCAACGTCCTGTTCACCGCAATCTCACTCTCGTTACACATGGTCCTCATGCACTCCAGGGCATCCTCGCGAATAGCAGTCATAATCTCGCTCATCGAAGCGGTGGCCGGAACGATATTCCCGTCAGCCTTCTTCTTCGTGATACAGGAGATAATCTCCTTGATATATTCCTTGTCTATCATAGAAATCTGTTTTATAACCGTTAATCATCAGGCTGAATGAAGCTCTCCGGCTGCTTGATGTCCTCCTCACCACGCAATTTATTCTTCACGTCATTGATGAGAAGCTCCTGCTTCAGGTCAATCATCTGGGCGCCGTACACCTGATACGTCATTCCGCCCTGCGACCTCTTCTTGAAGAAGCCGTACTTGTCGCTCATATCACGCCCGAACTTCTGAATCGTAGGGATATCCTTCTCCTCGACATCGTTGGCCTTGCAGAACTCGACGAACCTCTCGTACATCTCCTTGGCAAGCATGCACTCCGAAATCTCGCCCCTCGCCTCTTGGCTGCACCTCATATCATACGCCCTTATCCAGGCATATATAGGATTGCTTCCTAGAAGAGAGATAAGCAGCTGCCTCCTGCTGCCCTCAGCTGCCGGGAACCTGTACTTCCTGCTCCTCAGCTCCATCGCGCCACGGAATATCCAGTTGAACACTCCGCTCAGCTCCTCACGGATGATCTTGTTCGCCAGCTCCGGGTCCTGCCTCTCCTTTGGAACGGTCACGTCGAAGCTCACGTACTGCAAGCGCCTGATGAATCCGAGCGAAGCATCGTCTGGGAACGGAAGTTCATTGAGGTTGAAGATGAGGTAGGGGATTGAGTTCCCCTCCAGGATATCCCTGCCGAGCTTTCTCATCGGGACGGGCTCTCCGCTCACGAGCCTCTTGAACATTCCGGTATTTTTCCTTCCGAACTTCTTCGGGTCGGAATCGGAAGACCAGTTGAAGATGGCGTTCCTTATAGGATACCTTCCCCTCATTCCCTCGTCACCGTCAGCAGTGAGGTCGGCGTAGTCCATCTTGCTTATCCTGTCCTTTCCGAATATGTTGCAGGCAACGTCGAAGATGACACTCTTTCCGTTGGCTCCCGTACCGATGAGCAGGAGACACAGCTCAATCTTCGATGATTCCTTCCCCTCGTACGGATTGTATGCAGTACCTCTCTGTATGAGACCGAGGCCGAGGAACATCTGGAGGATCATCCTCGACGTCCTGTCAGGGAGCACCTCGTGTATGAAGTTCATCCACCTGTCACACCTCGCCCTCGGATTGTAGTCGTAGGGATGGTAGTACGTAACATGGTAGTCGGGAGAGAACGGCATCACGTTCGGATACTTCAGTCCGCTGCCGAAGTCAACAACTCCGTTGGCGAATGCAACGATATCGAAGGTCGGTCTCAGTATGTTGTAGCACTCTATCACCTCCATGAACGACTTGTTCATCACCGTACTTATGCCTAGCATCGGAGCCATGGCCAGGTCGAGGAGCAACAGCTGGTAAGCCTGCTCCAGTACGATCTTCGGAACAGCTTCGTATATCTTGCCGTTGAACATGTAGTACGAACCGCCATAGTACTTCACCGGAGCCTTCTTCGCCAGACGTCTCATTGACCTGATGAAATTAGACTTCAGCTTGTTGTACTTCTCAGAGTTCGCCTTACCCCAGTCCTGACAACGGAGCTCTTCGAATCCGTACTCGTCATGCCTCGAAAGGTCCAGCAGCTGAGCGTGCAATGTGTCTATAGCAATACCATTTTCCATTTATGTACAATAATAATATTAATTTTCCGTTATTGTGTAGGATTACCCCCGATAAACAGGGACTTTCTGACGGATAACACGTGTCAGCTCGTCCTTACAACATGTCGACTATAAAATATCGACAATACAAAGATAAGGAAAATATCCTGAATATACGCTAAAACACTAGTATATAAAGGGTATAAATATACATTTTAGATATACATGAAATGAATATTAGATATACATTTATGGTTTTGCTCACCAATATAGAAGTTAATGTTGTCAAATGTTAAAAATAGGTAGATGAATGAATATGCATAAATATATTTTCGGTAGCAAAAGTAATTAAACCTTACAAGTAGGTTGAAAAATCGGAAGAAAAAATTTTTAGATGAGGTGACTACCGCGCTGATTTATGGCTATTTAGGGGGTGTGGGGGTCTGTTTTGAAAAGATAGGACAATATATGTTAGTTTACACTATATAAAACATCAAAATATCGCTTTTTTTGACAATTCAAAATTGTTGGTTTATATTATCCTAAAATTCTTGTAACCGCCTAATAATCAGCTATTTAACTTGTATTTTATTTTCATACATTTGCATATTATTCCACCCTTATTTTACTAGCATAAACTAACATAAAAATACTATAGTGTACAATATACACTAACTAACTTACTATCTATCAGCTTGTTATGTAATTTTGCCTATTTACTAGAATTTACCCATATTTTGTTATATGTTATTACCTTATAAATGCTATATAACATATTATTTGTTGTATGTATTTATCATTTTTGATATGTTATAAAACATATATTTTGTTATATATTATTTTGCAATACGTTTCTGTAATAGTAAAACAGAAAACAATCCAAAGAAAGATAAATACAAAGATAAGATAAAAAACAATATTATATAATATTAAACTGGTTAGTGCACCGATATTGTACACACAATATGAGAAAAGAGTACAAAGATAGAAGACCATATTTTGCAATACGTATTACATTTTTTGTTTTTGATGATATATAGCCAAATTTGCTTTTTGAGAGGGCTTAAATCTGCATACCTTATTTCTAGTAAGGAACACTATTAAAAAGCCCTTAAACGGCAAATAAAGGGCGTTTTAGCTATATTCCATATTAGAAGACTATAAAACGCAAACGCACCTAAATACAAGTAGGTTGTAAAAGAGTTAAAAAAGCATAAACCAACAAATATTTTCGGAATTATTTACAAGGGTTTAAAAGATTGTTTGTACCTTTGCAGCAGCTATTGAAAGATAGCCTAAAACTACATATAGGGGTATATGTAGCCGTGCGAGTCGGCACAACATATTGAAACAATTCATATAATTAATGCCCGATTGCAAGGGGTTTAAATAAGTGCTAGAAATTATTATGAAGACAAATGAGCAAATCGAGAGTGCAATTATTTCTAAGTTTGCTGATGATGTTTTAGGTGTTTCAGCAATTAAAGAGGAACACGTTAACAATCAGTTGGCAGTTTCTGACAGTGATTTGGCAATTGCAGCAGCTAAGAAAGCAGCAGCGGCAGCAGCTTATAAATCAGCTGAAAATGAGTACCTTTTGCGCACCAATTTAGGAGATATACAGACAAATATCCTACAAAGAGCGGTTAGGGAATTTGCAGAGCTTAAAGAGGATTTCGATTTCCTCGTATGGGTCGCAAAAAATCATAAGCTACAATTAGTTTCTGAAATTTGCACAGATACAGAAACCCGTTTAATGAGTTTTCTTAACAATACGTATGCGGTATATATCAGCGGCAAAAATGCAGCGAGAAAAGCAGCGAACGAGAAAAAAGCAGCAAAAGCAGCAGCAAAGGCGAGACTCGAAAATGCAGATACCAGTGTACTTTCTGATAGCGAGTTTGAAAAAATGGTCGCAAAAATGAGAGCAGACCGTGAAAAAGCAAAGAAAGCAGCAACAAAGTAACAATAAATAAGGTAGTGGGATTTTTCCACTACCTTATTTTTTCGTACCTATATTCTAGAAAGATTTTTCTAGAATATTTTTTTTAGATTTATTTTTCAGAATTGTTTCAATATAAATTTTCCCTACATTATTTTTCAATACCTTTTCGTGGTATGTAGGATAAACACAATTTTTAATTGTGGCTAAAATTGAAAACGTAACTTGTAAGCTAGATTTTCAAGCGGAAAATCTAACGAAACATACGAAATATTTTTTAGGCGGCACAACTGGGGTGGTCATCCTCAGACGTACCAACTACCGGCGGCGAGCGGTGTCTCTCCGTGATACGTGAAACAGAATATAAGAGACTGAGATTTCTGTGGAGCGTATCACCGGAGCGGACACAGGGAGCACAGGCACAGGAGCGAGGCGGTTAAACGACCTTGCGAGGATTGAAGGCTAACCGACGGCAAGGGTACGGATGGAGACAGAACGAAAGTTGTGCGATACGGGCGCAGTGTGATTATAAGGCGTACCGGGAGAAACTATGAAAAATCATAATTCATATTCTATCCCGTTGGCTGCGGGTTAAGGGATACGAGATATCCTGAAAGGCTGCGTGTTGGATGGCACGTGGAGTGGTTTCCGTTGCAGGGATTTTCCTGCACATCATATTCGCCCAGAGTTTTAAAAGTGTGGGCTGGCGAATATAAAACACACTTTCTGAAAGCGGTTGCTTGTCATCCGTGCGAGATTTATCTCCTCAGAAATAAACAAGCTGCTGGCAGAAGCATAAAATCTGTAGGGTGTGAGCCACGTAGTTAAGACGATAAAGATAAAACGTGGTGCAAAGATGCACATCCTGGCTAAATCGGGGCGGGGAGAAATCTCCGCTCTACAATTACAAACCATTTAAACATATAGATTATGATACAGAATTTTGATTGCAGAGGACAGAGAATGATGGAGAGAATTATTGCAGACAGACAGACCATCTACAATCGTGTAGAGTTTATCTCGTGGCACAATAATACTCTAGCTCTGTTTCTAGCCTAAAATCCGTAGCCAGTACGATAATTGTCGTGTGTGGCTACGGAACAATTACCAATAAAATTAGAATTATGAAAGCAAGACAGATTATTTATTCAAGTACGATAATTGTGCTTGGATTTATTCAGAGTGTGCCGGCATTAATCATGCTAGCAAGTACGAATATTATCGTAATTCTGCTTGGAATATTTTGGGGTATTCTGCTTGGAATATTCTGGAGAAGTACGATAATTGGCAGATGGTTCTTCAGGGAGCTGTGGAGATCTACACTCCGCTTGGAGAATTTCATCCTGCCTGGAGTGTGAGGAATCTAGAAAGTACGATAATTGTGCTTGGAAACATTTAGCTAAATTCTGCTTGGAGAGATCCAGGCAGTACGATAATATAACCAATTAAATTACAGAATTATGAAAGCAATTAGTAAACAGCATGTAATAGAACTGCTGAACAAAATTCAGGTGACCGGATTAGATAATTCTAGGTACAGCGTAGACGAATTCAAATCTCCTGTAATAGCAGAGAAATGGTACGGAAAAACCACCGGGCGTACGAAAATACAGCCAGGTACATATTGTGCTCTGTGGTTTAATGAAGCAGACTGCACAGACGAACCTCTCATCTCATACTGGATAGATAACACTCTTACAGAAGAGAACTTTGAGTACTTATTCGGAGATAACGGCGGCTGTATTATCCTCATCTGCTTGGATTTATTGTAGCCAAAAATGTGCTCAGGCATTTCCCTGGGCATACTATGTAGAACCATTAAACAAATTGAATTATGCAAGACAGAAAATCACAAAAGAACTTCGAACGTGCATTGCTCCACGAGATGGAGAAAATTAAAATTGCTGCACGCCAGTGGCACAACAACAATACCAGAGGCTACAGAGATTATCGTAGCAAGGAGGCTATCTCCAATAGTTTCTCTGAGATTGCTATATTGTGCATGAGCTAAAAAATGTGCGTGGCGATTGTCACGCATACTATTCACCAATATTTTAGATTATGAAGAAGTTAGAAAATCCCAAGTGGGAAGAGTGCAGAGATTATCTGCGCAACACGATCCTGCCTAGATTGCAAGAGATTCAGCGTGATTTGTTCGGTGACGAGTTTCTAGCACCGGTAGTTAGCGTTGGCGGAAATGGAGAATACGTCTCAGCGCATATTTCTGTCATGAAAGACACCAAGGTACTGAATAGCGTTTATCAGCATTTCTGTTTTTGCGATAGCCGTGAGAAGATAGATTCTCAGTACGCACAGCTCACGGAGTTTATAGAAAAGTACAAAGCCTGAAAATTGAGCGTGGCGATTGTCACGCTCTCCTACAAACCAAATATTAGAATTATGAGTAAATGGGTACAATTTTATCACAAGCTTAACAAGTTTGACCTTGTGAACATGAGATTTACGGATGAAGAAGAAACCGTAGAGATGGTGGGCATGGATTCTGTCATGCGTATCGACGGCAGATGGAATATGCCGTCCATACGCGCTGCGATACAGAAGAAAATCGAGAGGATGAAGAATTTCGATGATTTTGATCCCTGTGCATTCTCCATTCTCACCGGCAGTTCTATCCTGAATGCTTCAGAAAGTCCGGTGTACAATCTCTGAGCCAGAATTGGGCAGTACGATAATGTGCTGCCTGCTATTAACCAAAACAGAATATATTATGACAGCAGAAGAAAAGACTCAGCTAGAGAAGCTTGTAGAGAAGTATTTGAAAGAAGACGCGTACAAACCACGAGAATGGGGAGAGAAAGCCGCAAGGGATTTCCACAGTGCCTTAAATTGTGAGTGGCTTCAAACGTACAGCTTTAGACCAGACCCGGCGTAGTTATTTGCTACGCCTCCAATTATTAACCAAATTAAAATTAGAATTATGACAGACGGAGACAGAAGGTTCCTTGCCAGGCTCGTAGCGAGCCACAAGGCAGTTATTAGCGAGGAGTGTGCGAGAAAGAAGCTCGACAAGAGCGAGTATTACAGACGTGCCTCTCGTGCGGACAAGAAAGCTCAGGAGATTGAGCGTGCGTACATGCGTCCTAGAAGATTTTAGCCAACATTCTGTGCAGCCTATCTGCACAGAAACCATGTTTAACCAAAAATACAATAGATATGGAGTATATTAAGAGGACAGAGAACAATACGCGCGTTGACGTGTATTTCGATGGAGAAAAGTATGTATTCATCAACGCATTCCACGGATGTGTGGCAGTTGCGAGAAGAGAAGGACTCGTTGAGTTCACTAATGACGGATACAAGGCTCACGTCAAGTTCAAGGTCGAGAAAACGAGATGCACCATCAGTAAGAGAACTATAGATGGCGTCATCTATAAGATGGAGAACAGATACATGAGCACTGTCGTTGAGTATGAATGGAAGGAGGTTGACAGAGATGACTTGCCTTATGCCGTGAGCGTGAAAGTAGAGGAGCGTTAAGCCAAAAATCCTGCGTGGAGACACGTAGGAGCTATTATTAACTAAATATTCAAAGGATATGAAAGAAAGTATTGAGGCTATGCTGTGGGATTTCATTATTGATAACAATATCGCCACAGAGGACGAGGTTAGACTTGTCACGGATATAAATGGCTTGAACGAGGAAACGATGACAGACATTATTTATGCCAAGACAGGACTACGAAGTTACGAGCAGTGTAAAGATGAAGGCTACTCCGGCACAGATGAGCTTGACAGCTATTATTGTCTTGACGAAGACGAAGAAGACAATGAAGAAGAGGATGAAGATGAAGAAGAGTAGTATTTGCCTAAAAAGGTGCGCCCATGTCTGAGCGTGCCTTCTATTGTTTAACCAAGATAAATTATTTGAATTATGGCGAATAAATATCAGATCACAAACCAGAAGCAGCTTCGTGAAGCATTCTGGCAGTTTTGCGACGAGTGTGGTATCGACTACACAGGTAAGAAGACAAAGTTCAACCTTGACTTGAACATGACTTTCAATGACTGGAAGGACGGGCTACAGAAAGATGGTGTGATAAGCGACAAGCTTTGTTTCAGAGCACTTCTGTATTAAGCCAAACCAATCCTCACTCCCACGGGTGGGGATTTCTATTAACCAAAAAGATTGAAATATGAAGAAAATTGAGATTACGAGAACTGGCATGGGCGAGAAATGCCCATACCCGAGGTTCAGCAAATTACTGGCAAAAGGCTACATAATGTGCCATCGCTGCAAGTATTGTGCTGAAATTATCAGTGAGACAGAAATAATGTGTAACTATAATTAATCTATAATTATGAGTGAATTAGAGAAAATCCTGAATGACGATTTGCTGAAGTGTGAAATCGTTGAGTCTGCAGAGAACGAGGCAAGACGTGTGGATCTTATTAAGTGGACGCATGACAATACATTCTCAGTAGCTGAGGTGAATAAGGATACCGGCAAACTAGAGGTTACAGATGTTCCTGGGACAGATGAGCTTGAAGCATACAAGCATTTCTACAGAAAATGTGGCGATATCGCCATAATTAGCTAAAACTCCCCACGATAATGTGGGGAACCATTACGAACCAATTAAATAACAGAATTATGGCAAAGAAAGTTTATGCTCTCTATCGCACAGACAAATGGCATACATACGTAAGTCGCGAATTACTTGTTGTAGCAGGTAGTATCAGGAGATGCTGTAAGGTAGCCAAGGACGATGGAGCGACAAAAGAGCAGATTGAGGATTTGCGCGGTTACCGCCATCAATCCCAGTGTACCAACGAAACCGATTACGAGTACGACATTGACACGTACACGCTCAACGAGAGTTTAATCAGCTAAAATCCCTCTTCGGAGGGAACCATTATGAACCATTAAACAGATGAATTATGGAAAAGAATATTGTAGAAGTTGTTATGAACAACAAGGGTGAAGTTATCGAGAAAGTAGCCGATTATATCGGTGTTGAAAGCCTCGCCAAGGTAATTGAGGGCCTCTATCGTGAGTGTCTGGAGGAATTCGATGACGCAGAAGATCTGGAAGAATACATTGCAGATGTGCTCAGTGAGAATATCCAGTCCCTTGCATGGGAGTTTACTCACAAGGTAAACAGAGAGATGAAGAAATATCTCCATCTTGACGACCAGCGCATGGATGGAAATTTTGCCAATCTGTACAACGATTATCCCAGACACGTTACAGGTACGTTCTGGGCGACGGACTACGATGGCGACGATTACTACGATTTGTACCCTCAGATGGTTGCCCGTCTTGATGCCGCAGAGGACAGCGAGCAGGCTAGCAAGGACAGAGAGTACCTCGAAGAATGGTATTTTAAAGCGTTCGGTACGTACAACATCAAGTACAATTTCTCCAACGAGCTTGAAGAGATTCACTACATGATGGAGGAAGCTTACGAGGAAGCCTAACAATATCCCCTAGCATGGGGATATTCAATGTTAAACCATTTAAATGATATTAGATATGAGTTACGAATTTGCAAAGAAAGAAATCGGCGATTACAGAATCACCATTTATCAGGATGAGAATGCCGAATGCCCTTGCTCTGCATGGGATTTGGCAGGCGTATATCTTTGGGAGTATTCCGGCGTATTGAGTTCTGCTTGTAACTGGGAGAAAGTTCTCGGTAGAAGCAGCCATAGCCTGGAAGAAGCCCTGAGAGTACTGGTATGCGAGTATGTTCCACAAAAGAAGATTATCAAGTATATCAATAGTATGTTTCATTGCGATTATCTGTATCTCGAATACGACAAGTCGTGCCACATGTGGAGTTTTGAAAGAAAATCAAGATTCAGCATCGGCAAGAACGAGTGGTACAACATCAGAGATTTCACTCCTTACGAGCTGAAGAACGAGGATGTTAGGGATGAGCTTACAGAAGAGCTTGAAAAGGATGATTTCATTAATCTCCTGGAAGACTGCAAGGATATAGCTTTCTACGAGTGGGCTTCTTCTGGTTATTCTCAGGGAGATTACGTCGAAGGTGTCGCATATTGTGACAAAGAGCGATTTGAAAAGATGGTAGATACAAATACCAAGAACTGGAAGAATCGTGCCATCGAGCTGTTTGAGAGCGAAGTCAAGAATATTGGTATGTGGATGTGGGGTGACGTAAAAAGTTACGTCCTAGAAAAGAAACGCCCGTATACAAAATTGTACGAAGATGGTAAATCTTCTGATTCCTACGAGTGGGAGCTGGTTGATTCTTGTAGCGGAGAGTACTACGATGACGCTGATGACCTCATCGAAGAGGTTATCAAAGAACACGGCTTACAGCCGAAAGATGCAGCCTAACCAAGGGGAGCTTGCATGCTCCTCTTCCATTAACCAATCAAATAAGAATTATGGGAAAGATTACAATTTCACAGAAGGGAAGTAGGACAATCTACAGAGTGAACAGAAGAATCGTGTGCTATCGTGACGGGCACAAGTATTGTATGGGCAAGCCATCATCTGGCAGCACCCATATCGAGTTTGATGCCTTGTCCGAGAATATCGCACACGAGAGATGTATGGAGATTTGTGAGCGCAGAATCTATGCAGAGATGAAATATCAGAATCCCGTCGCATACAACGCCCACAGAGTATTGAGCGCATTAGCCTAAAAGATAGCCTCCGGGCTATCACCATTAACCAATTAAGTAAGGAGAATTATGAAGAGATATTACGTATCAGTCACAGAGACTTTAAACAAGGTAGTGAGTGTTGATGCCGAGAGCGAGAAAGAAGCTAAGCAGAAAGTTCAGGAGGCCTATGATAATAGCGATATTATTCTCGGCTCTGATAATTTTGCGGGCGAGACGATAGAAATCGAAGAAGATGACCAGTATTACAAATCTACCGACAACGAGTATGACGGATATTATCAGCACATCGACTAGCCAAACGGGGAGAGTAATCTCCCTACCAATAACCAAAAATATTAGAGATATGAAGAAAATCGAGGTAGGAATGAGAGTGTACTGTGATATACATTCTCAGTCAGAGGAGCACATCGTGACTCACGTTTCAGAGAAAAGAGGATTCGCAGGGATTGATAATGAATACTGGTGGCCCATAGACCAGTGCTTCCCTTGCGATGAAGTAACATTGCCGAAAAAGCGCAGCTAAGGACTGCGCACAATAACCAAAACATTACGAATATGACAGAAAAAGAAAGAATTGTAGATGCCATCGTATGGCACGTGAACTACAGACTTGGTAACAATGGGGAAATGTACGTGATAAACGGAAAGCTTGCATGGGTTGGAATACAACACAAGAACGATGCCGACTTATCCTTCCTCGAAAGCATTGGTATCTCGATACCTCCATACTACGAGGAAAAGCATTGGTTTAGAGATAAGTCTGATTTCGACCTATTCCTCAATAACGAAATCTTCAAAAAGGTATGTGAGGATTTTGCAGCCAACAAGCACGCCTAAAAAGAGAGGGTAGCTCCCTCTCACAATAACCAAAACAAGAAGAATTATGAATGAAGACAGAATCCTAGAGATGTTCTTCGAAAAAGCCAGATGGCAGTACGCTATCGAAAAAGGCTTGTTCAAGGACATGAACAAAGCAGTAATGTATCAGCTTACAACACCAGAGGCTCGTCTGGCTATGTATCAGAGGATCAAGAGCGGTAATTACAAGATAATGCCGCCACACACAGCCAAGATTCCGAAAGACAACGGAGATTTCCGTACGGTCTATGTGAATGAACCTGTAGACAGAATCCTACTGAGCATAGCAAACGACCTCTTGTTCGAGCTGATGCCAGAGATGGTGCATCCACGCTGCACGTCGTACCAGAAAGGTATCGGCTGCGGTCGTGTGGTGCAAGAAGTGTCTCGGATAATATACTCGGCAGATGGTAAAATCATCGGGTGGAAAGGCGACTTCTCCAAGTACTTCGATTCCGTGCCTATTCGATTCATCGACTGGGCATTCGACAAGGTAGAGGAAAAGTACGGAAAGTCTGCACTGATAGATGTCATTCGTGACTACTATCATACAGACATATATTTCGATGAAGACAATAACCTCTGCGAGAAGTATCAGTCCCTCAAGCAGGGATGCTCTGTTGCTGCATGGCTGGCTGATGTTATTCTCTTCCATCTTGACGACAAGCTGTCTAAGCTTAACGGATATTACGTCCGCTATTCAGATGATACGCTGTTTGTCGGTGAAGACTATGAGAAAGCCATGGATATTATGAAGAGCGAACTGGAGATGATGCAGATGACGCTCAATCCGAAGAAGGTTGAGTATCTTGACGCTAATCACTGGTTCAAGTTCCTCGGATATTCCATCAAGGGTCACAATATCTCTCTGTCGTCCACACGTATCAAGACCTTCCAGAAGGAGATTGAGAAAAGGACTATAAAGAAGCGTGACACTACGATGACGAAAGCTATCAATGCAGTAAACAGATATCTCTACAAGGGGTACTGCGATTATTCCTGGGCTACTCAGGTTCTTCCGGTCATTAACGTGAAAGAAGACATCGACAAACTCAACACCTTCGTTATGGACTGCATCCGTGCGGTCAAGACAGGCAAGAGAAAGGTCGGTGGTCTCGGATACGTAAAGACTCAGGCTATCGGTTGTATAGACCGAGGTCGTGGCAGGAACGTGAAAGCCAACAGGAGTAAGACAGAGAGCGAAATCAAGGGGTATCTATCGATAGGTTGTGCTCAGAATGCCTTGCGAACGAGCAGGGCTGCGTACAACACATTGGTGAATACCCTGTAGATGAGCACCTAGCGCAAGGAACTGCCGGGATGAAGAAGAATGTTTTAAACATCCGGTCTCGAAGATCGCGGGCCTATCTCCGAATCAGAGATGGTCCTGCGATCCTCTCCACCAGGATATTATCATGCTGATATAGCTATGCGCAGTATCTTCTGACCGGCAGACTCTGTAACCGAGCATACGGACGTGGAAGAAGGACGGACGGATTAAGGCAACGCCTCTATAACATCATCTGAGGGGACCGAGTAGTCCAAGTTTGCAACTTGAGACTCCTCGGGACTCCTCGTATGACGCACAAGGCGTAGCTCATCAACGAAGTACAGAAATGTGCCAGTCCGTATGACTTCCACCGGTGGCGCACACCACCACTCCCTGATGGATGGCAATGTTTAATACCACAGGTTCTCTTAACCAGAGTAGTTGATCCTGAGCGTCTTCGTATACTACTACGACGCTCAGGATCATCTATTCTGGCGAATCCTGTGTCAAATCAGAAACATAAAGTATTGTGCCGAGCCATCGGTCAGGGAATTACCCTAGCACGAGGGTAGTCTTTAAAGGAGAGTGAATTTACGAGTGATGTTGTACCTGCCGGCTAATGCTGTGAATCCACAGCGTCATCCGGCGGTTAAACATCCCTCAGATCAAGATGCTACAGCTACGTGCCACACTCTCAGATGAAGACAACGTTATTGCCAAACGAGGTACACGAGGAGGAATTCTTTATGTCGCGATCTCTGTATCAACGCGATAAGGCTGGTGATACCAGCAATCTCGCGTATTGCAAGATCCCTCAATCGTCAAGATAGAGGTAGGCAACAGACCTATGAGTGTACCTACAAACAACCAAAGTGAATTGCATCACGAACTTATCAAGAGTATGAGGTTTAATACCACGTGAGTGGAATACGGCCGTCGGTACAGATATGTATCGACGGCCGTATCCAAACACGGGGTCGAATCACGAACATATATCCATGCAACATAATACATGAGATAAGTCATGCGCATTGCAGCGATGTCTGGCAAGTTCTGAGAGTTCATCTAGCGTTTCATTGATTCTGAAGCCAAGGATGGGGAAGCATTCGCTTCCTGGATGTTGGCTTCATAACAATGACATGCCCTTAATCGAAAGCTTAAAGCAATGCAACGTGTCAGGTTGAGCCAGACTAGGTTATTGCGAGCCGAATGGTGCGCAAGGGGAATAGATTGTATAATACTGTTTCAATCATCCTGAGCATCCAGGTGATTACCTGGATCCGTCAGGACTCAAATACAGTATCAATCAAAACTATATAGTTACGCAACAGATTCTCTGAGCGCACTTCTATTAACCAATATTTCAGAATTATGAATAGCAGATTACTAAAGAAGCTTGAGGATATCAAGAAAGAGTACTGGGAATCCGAAGTTTGCATGGGCGAGATGCTTGACTCTGTGAGCGCAGACGGATTCTCTATCGAGGAGGCTCACTGGTTGTATATGCGTGCAATGGAGTGGGCGAACGGAGATAAATTCTATATCCACATCGGAGAAGACGAAGATGTACTGAGTAAGGATGAACTCGAAGAAGCCAATTTGATAGTGCTAGAATAAGCACTATCCCTATTAACCAAATATTTTGAGAATATGACATACGACGAAATTATCAATGAAGTTGAGAATGGTGCTAAGTTCACCATCAACTTTCAGAAGAGAACATGTAGAGTGAATGGCAAGGTAGTAATGTTCGAGGAAGACAAGCCGAAGGACACACCTTACCTTACACCCGAGGTAGTATTTGTTGGCATCGAGCAGAGATATGCAGCGTACAAGCACTCTGTGCCTTCGGAGCGCTCTGAATCACATCGCCGCTACTACTTCAGGGCTTTACCTGAGAAAGAGCTCTCAGACGAAGATATGATGTACGGAGAACGACGTGAGATAGCGAGATGCAAGCTGGAGCTGTACGTACTGGTCCAGCTTCTCAGAGGCAACCTCTACTGGGACGGAAGATGGGGAACATGGTTCTGGTGTTCCAAGAACGACAAGGACCTGATTATCCTCAGAGACTGGATTGAGCCAAACAAGGGTGGGGCGTAAGCCTCATCCACTAGAGTTAAATAAATTTTTAGTAACCAATTAAAATAATAGAATTATGAAGCAGATTGTAATCACTGGTGAGAACTTGAACATCGTAACTAGCAATGTAGAGGCTACAGCAGCTACCAAGAAGACCAAGGCGCAGATGCGTCTCGAAGCTCTAAAGGCAGCAGGCGTTGACGTAAGTAAGTACTTCCCTCTCGGCGACGACCAGCTTATCAAGATCGAGAATGGTGCAGCGGTTCCTGTAGACATGGACGATGCAACCATCGATGCGGTAGGCAAGCAGATTGTCGAGGGTGGATACGTAAGCAACTGGAAGTTGTTCCGCCGCTGGGTGATGTCGCAGATGTTCCACATGTTGCGAGACATGGAGAAGGACGGCAAGTCATTCAACGAGGTGTTACAGCACAATGGCTACGAGTACCAGTGGCGCATGCTTGAAAATGAGCTCTATGCTCAGATGAAGATGGCAGCCCACGGGGATCATGAGAATGCTTGTGCGAGAAACAGATGGTTCGGAGGCTTCGTCGCTGCCGATATGGCAGATGACTACATAGAGAAGCTCCGCAAGTACGTGGACGATAACCTTATCTGGAAGAGAGACGAGGACGGAAAGAAGACAAAGGCATTCAAGCATACCTGCAAAGGTAACCCTTACGTACGTCTTCAGAACGAAGATATCTTCGTTGCCGATCTTGAGAAGAAGGTATATGCCCCTCTTAGCAGCCTCGCGCGCAAGATGTACGACAGCAATACCTACGCAGAAGTGTACGATGCCGTTCACGAGTTCAACAAGAAGCGCAAGCATCTCGCATGGGATACTAAGCAGTCTGATGCCTTCATCAATGCCTACAAGGGCTCTGGTTCCTACTACACGATGAGAAACCTCATCATGTTCCACGGAGCCAGATTCTGGAAAAACGGACGGAAGATGTCAGAAGCCAACTCATTGAAGGAGCTTGAGTCTAAAGCGAAGATGTATGATGAGCAAGGATGGAGAATGCTCGGTGTTCTCAAGCAGCTCATTATAGAGAACGATATCGACATCCAGGGCAAGATTAACGAGTGGCATAAGGCTAAGGTCGAGAAGGTGATCGCCAGTAAGTAGTAAGGTTCGCCGCCTGTAGTATGGTGGCCCGGCAAAGATGTTTTACGATAGCTTCTGCAACGAAAGGATCTCCTCCAGTGCATTCACTGGAGGTAATCCTTCGAGCTAAAGCTCTCTAGATCGAACTTTTATAGTAAGGCGCCAGCCGGGAGCCATTCTAGCCAAAAGTCGGTTACTGATTCGGTAACCGATTCTATGTCAAACCAATAAATTAAGAATTATGAAAGAAATCAACGTAAATCCGAGACGATACGTAAAGGCTATCATTGAAGGAAATGATATCGTCGAGAAATCAATTCTCGATGTAATCTTTGACAAGCCGTATATCAGCAACAAATTCCATCTTGGTTTTGTTGGAGATGTACCTACAATGATAGAAATCAACGGAAACTACATGCTTATCAGAAAGCTGCATCGTTACAACCCTGTTGAATGGGGAAGGGAGATTGTCAAACGATTGACTGGGTATGCAGAAAACAACATAAATATTTGTCATACAACGCAGTATCTCGAAGAAACTATGGCAAACCCTTTAATCTACACCTTTTTCCTTGGGAACGACTTTCTCACAGTAAAACTGAACTATAATGTGGAAATAGATGTAAAATAGCCAAACAGGTCAGTCGTTAGCAGCGGCTGACTCCTTATCATATCTAGATTTTGTTTAAATGGTTCAAGCCGGTCTGTCGTGAGACACGCCGGTTTTTTGTTCCCCAAGTATTAACCAATTAAATTAGAATTATGAGTAGAAATTACTGGACATTAAACAAGGAAGGTATGAAGAATCGCCTGTCTAAGGCACAGGCAGCTTATGAGGATGCAGTAGAGAACGTCAGCGACTTGCATGTCAAGATCAGCGATGGTAATACAAAATTGGGAGCTATCCCGTCCGTGTCGCTCATTCCGGTCATGGACTGCGGTAACTGTGCAATCTGTGCGAAGAGCTGCTACGACCTCCGCAACGACTTCATCTATAAAGAGGTTATCAAGACGAGAGCCATCAACTCTGCAATCTACCACGAGGATCCAGAGCGATACTTCAAGGAGATTGACGGGTATCTCAACTACCGCTATCCTAGAGCATTCAGATTCCATATCGGCGGTGACATACAGGACAAATGGTATCTTGACAAGATGTGCGAGATTGCTCGCAAGCATAAGGATACCAAGTTCCTGGCGTTCACGAAGATGTTCGATGTGTGTAACGAGTACCTTGATGAGGGCAACGTAATCCCTGAGAACATGCATATCCTTTTCAGCGGATGGCTTGGTCTCAAGATGGACAACCGTCACGGATTTCCGGAAGCGCATCCTATCTTCGAGAGCGGAACGTCTGCTCCGGAAGGAACACTTCTATGTACCGGCAACTGTACAGAGTGTCTGAAGGAAGACAGACTATGCTGGTCTATTGGGAAAGGTCAGGCGATAGGATTCCTTGCACACTAGCTAAAATCCCTCTTCGGAGGGTACTATGTCTAACCATTTAAAATTTTGTGAATTATGGCAGTAGCAAGAATCGTTAACGTTAATGATATCTTAAAAGCAAAGGGCTTGAAGCCAAAGGTGTTCAATCTGAACATATTCTGTAGTGCTGTATCAGATTTCTTTATGACACATGAACCAAAGGAAACAATTTTGCTTGTTCCGAAGAGATTTCTCGACATGGAGAATCCACCAGAGGGAGACTTCATTGAAATGCTGGACGTAAGCATCTGGGAGAAGAAGGCGGAAGACCCCGACGACCCATTCGACTTCATCGACTATCAGTTGATGGTACGGAACAAGATGATGAGACCGATAATCTTTGTCAACGAGCCTTTTCTTACGGAAGCCGCACTCTCTCTGAGAAACATCTGCGGATATTCCGTCACGGGCAGAACACGAAAGAAAAAGAAAGAATACATCGTGTCTCTGCCGGTGTAAAGCCGAAAAATGCGTGGAACATTATTGTTTCACGCTCCCAGTATTAACCAATTAAATGGAATTATGAAGAATATCAGATTTGAACCTAGCTACTATGAGTGGCATTTGGTGGGAGAGGATGGAAGAATCCTCCTGAATATACCAGATAGTATAGTTGATTATTGTGAGACGATGAGCGATTTATGCTTCGTTATCGAAGACCTTCCAAGGCAAGCATCCGATGCGGTTTCTTGTGGGGAAGAGCTATATGGTGTTGATGTCACAATGTTTGTTTACGAAGGTATCGGAGAAGATAAAGACATCATTGAATTGATAGAAAGCACGCTTGCGACCCACTTCGGAATTGTAGCCTAAAAGCCCTCTTTGGAGGGCACTAGTATTAACCAATTAAAATTAAAGATATGAATGATTTTTTAAAATTAGCTGAGGAATTAGACTGGAGTTATAATGTTGACGATACACCTAACGAAAGAGGTGAGGTTTGCGTCGAGTTAGAGAAGTATTCCCCACAAGACCAAGATTTCATTGTTTCTATCTGGTTCGAGAAGGACAACGAGTGCGACTTCGCCGACAAGCTAGAGGAGTACTGGAGAGGCTTTGACCCAAGCGAGGAGGCTATTAATTGGGTTGGGCCAGATGGACACGGAACAAATGGCGCCCCATATGACCTGCAAGACATTATCAACGACATGGTTGACTGCAAGGAGATGCTAAGGGAGTTGGTCGCGAAATACCACAACCAAGCCTACCCGAGCAAGAAGTTCGATAACTACGACAACGGACTTACTTGCAGCTTTGACTGCTATGATTCCACTGACGATGAGATGCAGGCTATTCGTAACATCCTTGCATCTTTGGAGAATGCGAGGACCTACGCATCCGGTCTCTACAACAATCCTAACAGATGGGAGTTGGATGAGATGCTTGGTCGATTCAAGAATATTGTCAGAGATAAGCTAGAGAGCGGATTCACGAACAGGGTTTAGCCAAACCAAACCGTTACATATCGTAGCGGTTTCTATAAACCAAAATATTAAGATTATGGATAGAAAAGAATTGAAAGACGAGATTGACGAGTTGCGTTCAACAGCAAAGATGGAGCTTGCATGCACCATCCGTGAGATAATGAGAGAACACGGAATCCTAAGCAAGGAACTTAAGAACCCGGTTAAGTGCAGCGACGGGCTTTTCGAAGCTGTCCTCATTGAAACTAACGGCAAGGATACCGCTATCCCGACTATCACGCTACGTATGATGAGCTACAAAAGAGTGGTGAAGAGAGTATCCCCTATGGATTTTGAGATGGATTTCGAGTCGCTCGCCAGCATTGCCTACGAGCTAAACGATGAGCTCGAAAGTTAATTTAGCGTTAAAAACGGCAAAGATGATGGTTTATATTATAAACTTTTAGTATCTTTGCCACTAGTAACCAAAATATTAGAATTATGACAGAAGAATTAAGAATCAAGACAAGAGACTGGGAACGACTGTTAAGCCCTGTTCAGCAGGAGAAGTACAAGCTCGCTATCAAGCAGGGCTGGTTCTCTGACTATCACAGCAACGCATGGAGGCACAACACCTTCTACGGAGCTTACATATGGAAGTATCCGAAGTTCATCAAGGTCGTGAGAATGTTCGATGAGCTGTTGGGTCACAAGCCATTGTGGGAAGACATCACTGACGACAACCTCCGTGACCTCTTTGAGAAGATCAAGGAGAACTACGCTCCCAACTCCGCAAAGACCGTATGCGCCACCATCAAGGCTGTGATACGTGAGAACGATGCTACGAAGGAGATAAACAGCCCGACGTTCGGAAAGATACTCAGAACGAAGGCTGTTCCTGTCCAGTCCGTCTATCTCTCGGATGAGGAGATAAACAGAATCATCAATTACAATCCAAGAGGACAGACGAAGAGATATGTTCAGCGCATGTTCCTCATGGAATGCCTCTGTGGAGCACGATACAGTGATTGTCAGAGGATAACTCCTGAAAACATTGATGACACCGGACACTTCCTGGTGTATGTAGCACAGAAGACCAAGACAGAGGTAAGGGTTCCTCTTCACAAGAAGCTCCGTCCGTTCCTGGTATGCGGCACTGGCGTTGAACCACTTCCTGGAGAAATCAGCGAGATGACCTTCAACCGAACTCTTCGTGACATCTGCCGTGAATGCGGAATAGATGCGAACACGAAGGTATTCAAGGCCGGAAAGGAGGAGACCGGAAAGAAGTACCGCTTCATCTCCTCACACACCGGCAGGCGTTCGTTCGCCACGAATCTCTCCAAAAAAGGCGTACCGCTAGAACAAATTGCCGTCATGATGGGTCATCTATCAAACGGCAAACCTAACATTCAGATGACGATGCGCTACATTGTCGGAAAGACGGAAATCGACAGCAATACCCTCAGGCTCTTTGGGGTCTATGACAAAGACGACGAGCCCGATGAGGAACTAAGCCAAACTGGAGGTGGCCAATAGCCATCTCCTGCTATTATTAACTAATATGAGGAATAATGAAAAGAGAAGAAGAACGAGCATACAGAGAAAGACTCGAAAATATGAGCAGAGGTCAGCTGGTTGGAGAGAACGTTAAACTTAAAAAGCGACTCGACAAGCTCTCTGGCATCTGCGACGTAGAAGATACGTACAGAGCGATGATAGAGCAGGGGCAGGCAGAACGCAAGGCAGAAAAACTTGAAAAAGAAGTTTCTTGCGTATCTGAAATCATCAAGAAGGAGCTCATTAGAAGAAAGGTGCGCTTCGAACCTTGCTTTTCAGCAAACCAGCTCACAAATTTACTGATAGATAGTATTAACCAATAAATTATAGAATTATGTTAACAGGAATTTCAGAGAATTTGATGGAAGAAGGAAAGAAGCAGTGTGAGGAGAAATTCAAGCAGGAGCTTCTTGATGTTTGGAAGGATGCGGCTGAGTACAAAATCAAGACGTACGACGATTTCGCTAACGAGCTTCGAATGCTCAACGAGCGTTATGTTGATGAGATGGAAGACTTTGAGGAGTTCCCTTCAGACATCGTTTTGGAGAGCGAGTATGACAGCATCGAGAAGTTCAAGGAGAAGATGAGCTTGCAGGTATATGCCCTGGGCCATCTTGATTCTATCTATGGAATCAAATGCGAGGTTCCACTTGATACCGAAAAGCTTGCGATTCCATTCCAGGTAATCTTTAACAACAACTAGCCAAAACCGGGGAGTAGCAATACTCCCTGCCAAAGATACTTTCCATATTAAATGGGGCTGCGCTATCGGCCATACGGGCGCGTTAAGAAAAGTGTTTCATCCTCTCTTGTCCGTGAGGGTAGGAGGGGATTTTTAAAACGGCCCCGATTAGCCAAAAATATGGAGCTTCGGCTCCTGCAATTAATAACCAAGCCCTACGCATCACGGTTAAGCGGAATCAATATGATTACGGAAGAATTAGCAAAAAAGCTTATAGAGCAAGCTGAATTTAATTGCTCAGGCGAATTAGTGAAGTATAATATAGACAACATATTACAACTTCGTGAAGAAGGTGCTTATCTCGTTATAGCATCATCAGAGTTTAGCAAGACATCTTTTGTTTGTTACGAAGATGGTACAGCTTATTTCCTTGAGGATTGGCAGGGAAGCTACCCAGCCAGTGAAGATGAGATTTGCGACTACAGAAATTGGGTCACAATAGATTGGAAGCCATCTCCTATAATATTCAATGGTCTTCCAAGAGTTTTATTTGATTTGTAATATTTCTTAGCCCTCGACAGCACGGTTAAGTCAATAAGTTATGAAGATTAAGACATCAAAGTACAACGAAGTAAGATTATCTGATGTTGCTCAATACATCAAAGTTCCTGCACAGATAGTAAAGCCATCTACTCCAAATGGAGTATTGATTGGTGATGTTCACTACGAAGACGGAAAGAAAGAACGAGTATATTCAGACTATGAAGTACGTATTAACAACGTTCAGCTACCATTCGCAGTTGGAGAAGATAGCTACTTCAATAGCGAGATTGAAATCAACTAACAGAATCAGCCCTCGCCATCACGGATAAGGCATTAGATATGAAATTACAAGACTCTACAGGAAAAATAATAGATAGAAGAAAGGTGTATTACGTAACTATCTATAATAGCAGACACATGATTGTTGCATTCTTAGGTAGTGGTTTGCATTATGTTTCGGAAAGAACTGATGCAGCTTTGTTTGATACAAAAGAGGAGGCGCAGGAATTGATGAAGAAAGCGGAATTAAACGGAATCTGTAACACGATACCAGATTTCGCAAAAATGACGGTTTCATCTGATACGCAAGTCTTACTCCAACATTGGCATTTCTAGCCATACAATACCCATAACAAAAATTCAGCCCTCGACAACACGGTTAAGTCTTTAACGTATGGAAAGAAAAACAAAACATATTACACTTCTTGATGACGGCAAGACCATGCTATACGACTTTAGCAAGTGCGATAATTATATAGAGGCGATTCTTGCGGACTACATAGATTGTACAACGGATGAGCAATTAAAGGAATCGATTTCTCTCTGTTTTCCAGATAACGTTTCTGATCAAGAAAAAGTATTTGGGAATCTGAAATCGAAATTTTCGAAAATTATTCCCGGCAGAAGAAAGGTATATTATGTGTCCGTCTACAACGAGAACAATGAAAGGGTAGCGGTTATCGGTAGCAACCTGTTCGGTAGTGGTTTGTTCTATGCAAGGCTAAGAATTGATGCGGATTTGTTTGGCAACAAAGAGGAAGCCAAGGAACTGATAAGGAAAGTAAAATCAAATGGAGTTTGCAATAAGCCGAGATATTTCGCTAAGGCGAAAGTTCCATCCGATATACAATACAAGGTAACAGAATGGAAGTTCTAGACCGCAAATAGCCGCTTATCAACTTACAGATAGGCGGCTATTTTATTAAAAGTCACCACTAAAAACACACCAAAAAACGCTCTTTTTTCTTAAAAAGGGTTAATGTAAATATTCAGTACTTTAATGAAAAGCACAAAATATTGTTTTTATTCTAATTGAAACATTTAGCCAAATCAGCACTTTCGAGAGCTTTGTTTTTACTTTTTACTTGAATGAGCGAATTTTTGAAACAAAACAGGCATTTGGAAGGTAAGGATAATAGTCGTATCTTTGCAGTGCTTGTTAGAAGTCACGCGCTAGCAAATAAATAAGTTTTATCTAGAAGTTGATTAGTTCAACTACAATGATATACCCTATCCAAAGTTTGGAGCGTGACCCAGACGGCGGATAGGGTTTTTCTTTACCCTATCTCAAAGTTTCAAGCAAAGACATACGAGGTTCAATCCGTGCAGTCCTCTTCGGAGTTATCGACCGATATATAAAACTGCTCTGTCAGGTAAGTTACATTATGGTTGTGTAAATCCCGCAACGTGTCACCTCACGACGGGTGCCCATATCAGAAATGAGAAAGCCAACCATAACGAGCAAAGCTCTGTGGGTATCAGAAGACTTATGCTGGCTTTACAAGGAGTACGAACTACTATGGTATATTATATATATTGTGGTTGATAAAAATTAAGGTTCGGCTCGCTTGGTTATCCCATATATCTTATGGGTATAGAGGTGTTATATACATAAATAAAATATTGAGATTATGAACAAGAAACTAAGATTGCTGGTGACTGCAAAGTGTCACAACAAGTGCCCTATGTGCTGCAACAACCAGTTCGACTTCGAGAAGATTCCGGTAGTTGACAGACTGGACTATGATGAGATTAGTATCACTGGTGGAGAGCCTCTTCTGCCTGGTAGCAGTCAGAAGACAATATGGCTTGTTGAAGGTATCGAGGCTGCGCAATACGCCATGGGCTTTCCGAAATCGAAATTCTACCTCTATACTGCGTTCTTCGATTTCGATATTCTCAGAGATTGCAGCTACGAGTTCGACGGAATCTGCCTGACCCCTCACAAAAAGGTGGATATCGAGGAGTTTATCAGCATCAACGCCAAGATGCTTGACTTGAAGAGAAACCATTGTGTCGACTGGAATTTCGATCCCGACTGTTCACTCCGTCTCAACCTCTTCGCAGACATGAAGGCTCTTCTCCCTAAGGACATCGACCTGTCTATGTGGAAGGTGAAGGACATGGAGTGGGTGAAGGATTGTCCGGTTCCAGAGGGTGAGGACTTCCGAAGAATCAAAGAGTTGTTCTAGACTATAATTAAAAAATAGATACAATGAAGAAAATCAAATGGAAAATCGCCGCATTCGTGGCGTGGGTTGTAATAACCCTCATGGTCGTAGATGTCGGACTCAGAGGAGTGAGCAAGGCAGACACGACAACGAATATTGTAAGCGTGGCCATCCTCCTGTTATGGATTCTCGCTTCCATCGCAACGGATTGTTTAACATTCAAAAATAAAAAAGATGAAAAAGATTAAATTCGTGTTCATGTTGTCGCTGATTCTTTCAGCGTTGTGTTTAACTTCTTGCAGCGAGCGTATCGACGCAGGTTCTGAGGGTATCCTGGTGAACCTCTATGGCTCTGACAAGGGCGTTGATGACGTTAGCCTCGTTACCGGCCGCGTGTGGTACAATCCATTCACTGAGGAGGTCTATGAGTACCCGACATTCGTCCAGACCATCGACTACCCTGCGTTCACCATCAACGCCAAGGACGGCTCAGAGTTCACCGTGGACCCTACCGTGTCACTGAAGATGGTTGACGGCAATGCGCCGAGAGTGTTCAAGAAGTACCGCAAGGGGCTGAATGACATCATTGAAGGTACGCTCTTCAACTACGTCAAGGATGCGTTCCGTATTCAGCTCAACAAGTACACAACTGATCAGATTGTCAGCAACAGAGATTTGGTTGAACGTGCCATCGAGGCGCAGCTCAGCAAGGCTCTCGCCAGGGAGCACTTTCATCTAGAGCAGTTGACGTCAGGCTTGAAGTATCCGAGTTCCATCGTGGAGGCCGTCAATCAGAAAAACAAGGCTATCCAGGAGGCACAGAGAGCACTCAACGAGGTTGCGGTCAAGAAGGCAGAGGCGGAAAAGATGCTCGTGCAGGCACGTGCAGAACGTGAGGCCAATGAGCTCAAGACAGCTTCCCTTACTCCTGCTATCTTGAAAAAGATGTGGATTGAGAAATGGGATGGCAAGCTCCCGGTTTACGGGAACGTTCCTCAGATGATGATGACAACCAAGTAAATCACCGCATCCCCACGTCATTTCCCGATGGCGTGGGGATTTTCCTTGTTACCCGTTCAGATAGTCGATGACTTTTCGGTTCGCCTCGTCTATCTTCTTATTGTCGAACTGAATATAGAGCGAAGTCGTGTCGCTATCCCACTCACTATGGCCCAGAGCCTTGCCGATAACTTCCTTCGGAATATCAATGCTCGCCGCTATGGTAGCCCAGCTTCTTCTGGCCGTATACCATATTATATCCTTGTGAAGCGGCTTGATTTCCTTCTTGACCAATGCGCCACGCTTGTTCTTCTTCATCTCGGTAGGTCCGATTCTCTTCAGGTAATCGCCTAACGTTCTTCGGAAGCTTGATTCTATCGTTCCATCATCCAGGATACACAGAAGGTGCTTCTTTCCCTTATACTTCCTGATGATCTCCATCGCTTCCGGCTCAACCTTGATGTCGTAGAGCCTGCCGGTCTTGTTGCGCTTGTACTGGATGCGCCCTCTCTTGATGCAGTCAGCAGGAAGTTCGAGCAGGTCAGAGAGGTTGATGCCGATCAGGTAAAATCCAAGCATAAACAAGTCACGGTACTTCTCCATGAAAGGCTCTACCGGGAAGTCACGATACTCCCTCAACTCCTCGGCGCTCAGATAAAGGTACTGCTGACGCTCTGTCTTGATGGAAAACTTACGGAAAGGATATTTGGTGGTAATCTCGTTATCTATGGCCCAGTTGAATACTGTGCGTATATTTCTGAGGTCGATGGCTATTCCTCCGCTCATTCGGCCTTTCAGAAGCTCGTGTGCCTGGAATCTTTCGAGCCAGTCCCTGTCGATGTTGTCGAAATCCGCATGCTCATCGAAAACTTCAATTCTCTTCCTCGTTCTTAGAAATATCTCCTTGGTACTATCCTTAGCCTTGGTCTTGATGAACTCATCGATGTAGTAGAGGATATTCTTCTCTGCCGATGCTGCCCTTCCGTTGATGATAGCCTTGATCTCGTCCTTCATCCTTGCTGCCGGAAGCTCGCCGTTCATATAGATATATTCCTCCACGGACGCAAATAGCCTTGCAAGCATTGCCGTCTTGGCTCTTGCGTTCGGAACACTCTTCGGGAAGATCATCCCGCTGAACTTGACCGTACTCGTGATTCCGGTATAGACCTGGAATCTCTTTCCGTTGTAACTTATGATGAAGAAAACCTTCAGTGACTTTCCTTCAACGTATGTCTTGATGCTATTCAT